TCCCGTGGACAAGCAGTCGAACCGCTACTACATCATCGATCCGGACTCGTGGCTCCGCGTGCCGGACACCCGGAGAGCGCCCAAGACCCGACCGAATCGTATCGAGTTCAAGGTGTCCTCGGACGCCTACTTCGCGAACAACTACGCGTTGGCGGGCGACATCGCGAAGGAGGATCTCGCCAACGCCGATCGCGCGCTCCAGGTTCGTGAGAACACCACGAACATCGTGCTCCAGTCGCTCCTGCAAGACTTCGAGGTCCGGGTCGCGAACCAGGTGACCTCGGCCACCAACGTCGGCTCGGGTGTGACCGTCTCCAGCAAGTGGAGCGATCTCACGAACTCCAACCCGCTCGTCGACGTGACGACGGCGATCGCCTTCATTCGACAGACGACCGGTATCATGCCGAACACCCTGGTGGTCGACGAGGATACCTACCAGGTGCTCCGACGCCATTCGAAGCTCCTGGAGCTGTATAAGTACACGTCCGGTGGCCTGCTCGGTGACGACCAGATCGCCGCAGCGATGGGCGTGACGCGTCTGCTCCGCGGGCGCGGCATCGTGAACCGGGCCCTCGAAGGTCAGACGGCCTCGATGGTCAATATCTGGGGCAACAACGCCTTGCTGGCCTACGTGCAGCCGGGGCTCAGCATGATGACGGCCACGCTGGGGCTGGCCCTTCAGTGGACGCCGGAGGGCATCCCGGGCCCGATGGCCGTCTATCGCTACGACGATCCGGACCCCGGAAAAAAGGTGGAGACGGTCGAAGCCTGTTACTACCAGGCCGAAAAGATCGTCGGCAAGAACCTCGGCTATCTGATGGTGGCGCCGAGATAATGCAGCGCGTCTTCATCAGGCAGACTGCCGACTTTAGGGTCGGTGACCTGAGCCCAGAAAACTGGTCCGACCCGCAGTGGGAGTCGTTTCAGCGCGCCCATGGTCCGCAGGAGACGTATTCGGTTACCGTGGAGGAGGCTCAGAAGGTTGGCGCCGAGACCATCGCGGCTCAGCGTGGTCGGCGTGGACCGCGCCCGTAGGGCGGCGCCATGATCACGTACCCCACGATCCCGCTGAGCGGGACCGTGACCGACGTCATCGACGTCTCGCAGGCCCGCGACAACCTTGGGCTGTGGATTCCGACGATCACCAGTGGGCAGGTATTGCTTCGCGGCTCATTCGATCAGACGTCGGCCAACTTCGTGCCCGTCTTCAACCCGAATGCGACCCCGATCTCGTCCCGCTGGTACGTGGATGCGGCGGCGGGCAACCTCACCCTGGCCATCGACTGGCAGGCCGTCACGTTTCCGTTCATCAAGCTGGAGACGTCGGTAGTTCAGGCCGCCGTCCGTTCGTTCGCCGTGTTTAGCAAGGGGGCCGGGGCGTGACGGGCCTCGATATTTGTCTCCTTGTGTCAGGGCTGCCGTTTCAAGGCGATAGCCTGGAGAAAAAAAGCCTTGGGGGCGCGGAAACGGCCGGGCTTTGCCTGGCGCGGGAGCTCGCCCGTCTGGGTCATCACGTCATGATGTTCACGAACGGTGGATCCGGCGGCGTCTACGACGGGGTCGTGTATCGATCGGTCCACGAATTCACCGATTACGCCACCTCGGCGCCCCATGACGTGACCATTGTCCAGCGGCTCCCGCAAGGGTTTGCCACGAGGATGGCGAGCCGGCTCAACGTGCTCTGGTGCCACGATCTGGCGCTGGTGCGCCAGGCCGCGACCTTCAAGGCCGTGCTCTGGAACGTCGACCGCGTGGCCGTCTTGTCGAAGTTCATGGCGGAACAGTACCGCGAGGTCTACGGCATCCCCGACGAGGTGCTCTGGACCACGCGGAACGGGATCGATCTGACCCTCTTCGATGGGTTGCACGATCGCCCGCGCGATCGCTGCACGCCGCTCGTCTACGGAGCTCGCCCGGAGCGCGGGATCGACGTGCTGTTGACGACGATCTTTCCGCGTCTGCTCCGCGAGGAGCCGGGTCTCACGCTGAAAATCGCGACCTACGATAATCCGGTCCCTAATCTCCGCCCCTTCTACGACAACGTTAACGCCCTGATCGAGCGGTTTGGGGACCGGATCGTCTTCCTTGGATCGCTCCCGAAGCGCCAGTATTACGAGCATCTTGCGACTGCCGGCGTGTACGTGTATCCGACGCCCTCGCCGGCCGAACCGATGTTCGCCGAGATTTCCTGCATTACCGCCATGGAGTGCCAGGCGGCAGGGTTGCCGATCGTGACGAGTCGCCGCGGCGCGCTTCCAGAGACGATCGCGCCCGCTGCGGGGGTCTTGATCGACGGCGAGCCGGGCACGGAGGCGTACGCCGATGCATTCTGTGACGCTGTCCTGCGCTACGTGCGTGACGACGCGTTCTGGCGCGCGGCCTCCACCGCTGGGCGCGAGCGCGCGTCCTCGCTCGACTGGCGCGGGGTTGCCGAGGAATGGTCGGACGAATTCCATCGACTGATCCGGACGCGGAACGAGAGTCCACATCGACTCGTTCATCATTTCATCAAGCGGTCTGACATCATGGCGGCGCAGGCGGTCCTCGATCGCGAACTCGCCGAAGCGCCAGTTCTGATTGAGTCCGGGTGGCTCAAGCGACGCGAACCATTCGTAGAGCTCCGCGACCGCATCGCGCGCGACTGGGCCTTCAGCTCGACTCGCGACGCGATCCGCGAACAGTACGAGAAGATCGGCCAGACCCATACCGACGTCTTCGAGCAGGTGCCACGCGAGCCCCGGTTCCAGATGCTGGAGCAGTGGTTCACGGCCCATCCAGAGATCACGCGCGTCCTTGATTTCGGCTGCGCGCATGGGGGCTACGCCGTCAACATGACCAATCGCGTGGGACGGGAATGGGTCGGAGTCGACGTCGACAAGTATTCGATCGAATGGTGCGAGAAGAATCGCCGGGAACGGTCCACGAATCCCGAAGCGCTCCGGTTCGTCGTCGGCGACGATCAGGTTGATCTGTCGAACGAAGCGCCCTTCGATTGCCTCCTGCTCTTCGAGATCCTGGAGCACGTGCCCGATCCGACTACGCTAATCGACCGGCTCGAGCGGTGGGTCAAACCGGACGGCTATGTGTTGATCACCGTGCCCTACGGCCCGTGGGAATGGATGTCGTACGAGACGTATCCCCATCGGTGCCATCTCTGGGAATTCGACGCGCATGATCTCCGCGATCTCTTCGGGAAGAAGCGGCAGCGCATCACGCAGGTGATGCGGGCGGGAGCCTGCGAAGACCTGAATGAGCCGATCGGCTGGAACATCATCGAATACCGCGTTGACGGCACGCCGACCGGCCGGATCGATATGGAGCGAAAGCTCGCGCTTCAGCGTCCGCGGGAGACCGTCTCGGCCCTCATGATCGCGGGCCCAAACGCCGAGGAGACGCTCCACTGGTCGCTGCGATCCATCAGGCACGTCGCCGATGAGATCGTAATCGCCGATACCGGCATGACCGACGAGGCCAGTCGGATCTGCGCGCAGTATCGCGCCCGCATCATTCCAGGCTCGAATCCGACCGAGGCTGGCTTCGAGACGCCACGGAACGAAGCGCTGGCCCACTGCCGGATGGACTGGGTGCTGTGGATCGACACCGACGAGCGGCTGACCGATCCGCAGAAGCTCCACAAGTACCTCCGGACGAACATCTTCCGGGGCTATTCGATCAAGCAACATCATTTCGCGTGCGACACCGCGATTGCGCAAGATCTACCGGTCCGGTGTTTCCGGCGGACGCCTGACGCTGAGGGTCGGATGCTCCGGTGGTACGGGATGATCCACGAACATCCCGAGGCCGAGCTGAACAAAGGCCCCGGACTCGCGATCGTGCTGTCGGATGTGCACATCGCCCATGTCGGGTATCTGATCGAGTCGGGACGGCGCCGACGGTTCGGGCGGAATTGGCCCCTGCTCCAGAAGGACATGGAGAAGTACCCGGATCGCATCATTCAGAAACATTTCATCTGCCGGGACAATCTCTTGCTCGCGCAGTGGGAACTTCAGCAGAACGACGGCGTGATGACGCCTGCGATTCGTGCGCGGCTTGAGGAAGTCAAGCGCCTGTACCGCGAGCACTTCCTCGGCAAAGGGACGTTCCTGGGCACGGATGCATTGCCCTATTACTCCGACGCGCTCCAGATGCTCGGGGAGGGCGTCGAGGTCGCCTTCGGCGTCGGCGCATCCAAGGAGCCCGGGGCGACCGTCGGGACGCCGATGAAGGCGAGGTTCGCGACGATCGAGGAGGCCGAGAAGGAGATTGCGTGGCGCACACGCGAGGCCATGGCGCCCTGGGTGTCGCCATGGTGGTAGGGCGGTGAGCGATGCCAGCGACCCTGCCAGTCTCCTATACGACCACGAGTCTGATGTTCATCACGTTGCCGGATCTCGGCAGCGTGACGACGCTGAGCAGCGCCCACATCGCGACCTTCGCTGGTGAGGCCGAGTCCGAGATCAATGCCAACATCGCGAGGTATTACGCACTCCCGCTGACGGTTGACGTTCCGCTCCTGACGACCCTCGCGACCGATATCGCGATTTACAAGATCTTGACTCGGCGGTTATTCACGGCCGAGCGTCTGGCCGCCAGCCCCTGGCCCGATCGGTACCGGGAATCTATCGCCATGCTGCTCAGGGTCGCGGCCGGCGAATTGCCACTCGTCGATGCGTCTGGCGCCATGCTTCCCGGACGCACCGATGTGGCCGAGGTGTTCTCGACGACGAAGAACTACAAGCCGACGTTCTGGGAAGGCCCGAATCAGTATCAGTGGATCGATCAGCAGAAGGTGGAGGACGAGGCTGCCGCCCGGGACATCACGCTTCGGAACATGGTGCGCTGATGCGGATTGATTACTGGGGTCTGGAAGAAGAGGTGAAGGCGATCCTCGATACCGAATTGGTCGATGGGCACGTTGATATCGAGCGCGAGTTTCAGTTCGCGAGCGAATCGACACCATGGGTCGGGATCTATCTCGATCGCCGTGACGCCCCTGCCAGTCTGCAACCTCTCGCGGCTGGCAAGCAGACGCGGATGCTCGTCCGCCTTCGCCTCGACTGCCGAGCCTACAGCCTGGAGTCGATCGCTCGGGCGAGTCAGTTCCGCGATGAACTCATCGGGCGCGTGGAAGTCGCGCTCATGAAGCACCGAGACCTGAACGGGAAGGCGACGGCGAGCTGGCTGGAGGGCGGGTCGTTCTCGCGTGTGCCTCAGCAGGACGGCTGGATCAGTGGCGGCGAAGTGATGCTCGTGGCCGACGTGAAAGCGACGACGTAAAGGAGAGCCCGCATGCCCTACGGATTCGCGGGATTTATCGGTTTTGCGGAGGAGACGACGTGGGGCACCCCCGTCGGTGTCAACTCGGGCGATTTCATCGAGGCGATGAGCGAGAACGTCACCCTCGCGATCGATCGCTATGAGGCCCGCAACATCGTCGGCCGGTTCGTGGAGGGCGACGACTTCGCGGGAACACGGCGAATCGTCGGCGATCTTGTGTTCCCGGCCCATCCGCTGCATCTGGGCCGGTTCCTGAAAGCCAACTTCGGCAATATCTCGACGGTCACGGTGGTACTCTCCGGCTTCCTGTGGGAGGTGGACTTCCGCCCTGCCACAGCCGACGCGGCGGCGAACAATCCCCTGCCGCCTCTAACGCTGGAGATCTTTCGCGACGTTACGAGCTCCAACCGCTACGCCGGCGCGCAGGTCACGAAGCTGGGTCTGTCGGTGCAGCCGAACCAGGACCTTCGGGCGACGGCGAGCATTCTCGCGAAGACGACCAGCATGGTGGCGAAGTCGACCCCGACGTATCCGGCGACTGGAACCAACCCGTTCGTGTTCGACACCGCGAGCGTGCAGATTGCTGGCAGCGCCGTGGATTACGTCGAATCGCTGGCCATCGAGTTCGACAACCAGCTCGAGGGCATCCCGGTCTTGAACAACTCGACTGACATCGCGAGGGTGCGACGGCGCGGTGCCCAGCAGATTCGGGTACGAGGCACGGTTGGGTTCGAGACCGCGGCGGAATATGGGCGCTTCACGCAACAGAGCGAAGCCAACCTCGTCGCGTCCTGGGCCCAGACGAATTCGTTCGGGCTTGTGCTGCGGGTCCCGCGACTGATTTACACGGCGTTTCCGCTCGGAATGCCAGGCGATCAACGGCTCACGGTGGCCTTCGAGGGCATGGGGCGCTTTGACGCGACGCTGGGCTTCGCGCTGCAGGCACGGCTGACGACCGTGAAGAGCAACTACTGATGAAATGCCTGACGCGCGATCAGATCCTCGCCGCAGAAGACCTCCCGCGGAAGCTCGTCGAAGTCCCAGAGTGGGGCGGGTCGGTCTACGTCCGACATCTAACGGCCCAGGAGCGGGTCGAGTGGGCCTCGCAGGCCGATGCGCCAAAAGGACACACCATCGCGAGCCTCTTGGTGCTCTGTCTTGTGGACGCGGATGGCCATCATGTATTCACGAAGGACGACATCCCGAAACTGCTGGAGAAAAACGGCGTCGTGGTCGATCGCCTCGCCGGCGAAGTCATCGAGCTCAACGGGCTGCGGGCGCGGGACGAGGAGCGGATCCTAAAAAACTCCGGGGCCGGCCCGAGCGCCGGCTCCACCTCCGAATAGCGAGAGAGCTGGGGATGCCATCGGTGCGTGAGCTCTACCACCGGGTGACGAACGCGGAATTGGTCGAACTCGTCGCGCTCTATGTGCTGGAGGCGGAGGACATGCGGCGCATAGAGACCGAGGCGCGGTTAAGGAGCGCCCACTGATGGAGGTCAGCGGCGATGTCCGGCTCACCGGCCTCAAGGAACTTGACGATGCGCTTCGCGGGATTTCCGCTGAGGTCCGCGGCCCGATCATGCGCGACGCCCTGAAAGCCGGGGGCGAGGTAATCCGCGAGGGTGCCGCGAAGAACATCCATAGCCGGAGCGGACAGACTGCCGCCGAGCTGAACGTCGAGATTCAAATCGGTGATGAAGAGGTCGGCGGCGCTGCGGCAATTGGGGCGATCAAGGGCGGCCGTCCGACCAAGCGCAACCACATTCTGAACTTCCTGGAATTCGGCACGAAGGCCCATAACGAACCGAAGCGCCGGGGACGACTTCGCCGATTCGAGGCGCGAGCCGGGAAGTCGCTGAAGTCGATCAACGCGGCGAAGCGCGTCGCCTTCGGCGGCCGCGTGTTCTCACGTGTGCATCATCCCGGTATTCAGCCCCAGGCCCCCCTGACGAACGCGCTCGCGGATCAGGCCGGGGCCGCCATCGAAGCATTCATCCGGACAGCGTGGCGGGGTATCGAGGCCACGGCGGTCCGCTTCTCGGGGAAAGCGGGAGGATAGGGCAATCGCGACAGCCGGCGCCCTAATTGTGGAGTTAAGGCTCAACGCCGTCGCGTTCCATGCCGAGCTCGACAGGGCGCGTAGCAACCTGGGTCGTACCGGAAAATCGAGCGAGACCTTGGCCGGCCAGATGCGCGAAGGAACCGTCGCGATCCGAGCCATGGGCGGCGAGGTTCTCTCTAAGTTCAACCCAGCGCTGGGGGGCGCGGTCTCGGCGTTCTCGGCCGTGACGCGCGAAGCGAAGACCCTGCCCATCGCCCTTGGCCTGACGACCCTGGCCGTGGGCGCTGCATCGATCGGCCTCAGCATCTACATCGAAAAACTGGATGAGGCCCAAAAGTTCACGGCCAAGCTCGGGTTCGCGCAGAAGTCGGCCGATCTCGGCGCCATCCGCGGACTGCTCTCCGATAACGCGCAGGCCATGGAGCTCTTCAGGATCCGCGCCGAGCAGGCGAGCAAAGCCTTGCAGGGCCAGCAGGTCTTTCGGGACCTCGCCCAAGGGAAGGTTGGCGGACTCCAGGACTTCGGGAAGGGCGCGCTGGCGAATATCCAGAACGCCCTGACCGGCGCGATTGCCGCCGCGCAAAACTTCTTCGCGCCCAAAGGGCTTGAGCAACTGAAGAAGGAGAGCGCCGAAGCCGGCGAGGCCCTCAAGCACATCTTGCCGAGCGAGACGGTGCGGATCACGGCCGAATGGCGGGCGGCGCTCGACCGTGTCAATCTCTCCCTAGCGCAGATCCAGGCCGAGAGCGCCGCGACCCAGAACGATCTCGATGGGTTCACGCAGGCGATGCGTGTTCAGCAGGAGGCGGCGGGGAGCCTTGCGCTGAAGCTCGAAGAGGCGCGACGCGCGCGCGGTGAATTCGAGTTGGCGCAGATCCGGGCTCGCACCGAGTTGGCCCCGGGGGCCCTCGACATTGAACTGGCTAACAAGCGGAGAGAGATCGAGACCGACATCGTCAAGATCCGGGGCGATGCGCTAACGGCGGAACTCCAGGGTCAAGAAAAACTCCGCGTAGGCCGGCTCGCCATCATCGAGCGTCGGCAGGCGGCGTTTCCGCCCGAGCCGGGCATCGAAGAGGCGGGGTTGCATGAGGCGCTCGGGGCTGGCATCCCGCTCGGGACGACGTTTCCTGAGGTTCTCGCCCGAGGCCGTGAGGCCGCGCGTGGATTCGACGATGCGATCGCCGCAATTATCAAGACGGGCCAATTGCTCGGGCCAACGATGGATGCGGCGGCAGAAGAATTATCGGCGGTCGAAGCCGAGTTGCGCCGCCTTGCAGCCACTGATCTTCCGGCCACCGACAGTGCCTTGCAAGCGCTGGCCAGCCGATTTCAGACGCTACAGGTTCGTCAGACGATGCAGGAACTCTCGCGCGAGACGAAGATCGCTGAAGCTCAAGCCCGCCTGCTCGGGGGCGCGTTCGATGAGACGCCGCGGAAGATCGAGCTGATTCAAGCCGCAATGGTGTCGCTCCTCCGGGAAGGGATCGACCCGACCGATGCCAGACTCCAGCGACTGAAGGCCGACTTTGACCGGCTCCGCGATATCGAGGGCGTCAAGGACGCCTTCCGCGGGACGTTCCAGGACATTACCAGCAGCCTCATCAACACGATCCGCACGGCCCAGAACGCGGGCGACGCCATGCTCAAGATCGTCGACAACGCCGTGACGGGCTTCGCCAACCGGATGCTCAACGTCGCGCTCAGGCCGCTCGAGGAAGAGCTTGCGCGACTCGCCGGGCGGCTCGGCGGGTTCATCTTCGGTGCCCCGTCCGGCACCCCGACTGCTGGGACCGATGTCGCCCTGGCCAAGGGCGGGGTCATCGGCGGTGACTTCCTCCCCTTCCGCGCCTTCGCCACTGGCGGTGTCGCGCGACGGCCCACGTTGGGCTTGATCGCCGAACACCCGGGCATGCAGGAGGCGGTCATCCCGCTTCAGGGCGGCGCAATCCCGGTCGCGTTTCAGGGGGGCGGCGATGCCCCTCGCGGCGCAGTGCCCAGCGTGATTGTGCAGGTCATCAACCAGGTTCCGGGCGCCGAATCTACGACCCAGGAATCAACCGGGCCCAACGGGGAACGACTGATCCAGATCCTCGTGGCAAAGGCGTTCCGCGATCAACTCCATCGTGGAGCCTTCGACCGCGATCTTGGCCTGGGCTTCGGGATGAGTCGCCGACCAGTGGGGCGCTAGATGGCGGTCTGGCCCGCGTCCTTGCCGCAAGCCCCCAACGCGGATGGTTATGCCGAGCACGCACCGAAAACCATCATCCGTACCGAGATGGAGGCAGGGCCACCGAAGATGCGTCGGCGGTTCACGGCGGGTATCCGCCCGTTTGAGATGAAAATCGCGATGACGAAGTCGGAGACCCAGGTGCTTGACGCCTTCTTCGTTACGACGCTCGTTGGTGGATCACTCGCTTTTGACTGGATCCACCCGCGTACGGGAGCGGCGGCATCGTTCCGCTTTGTGAAGCCGCCCACGTATAGCGCGAAGAGCGATAACGCGTGGGATGTGGCTCTGAGCGTGGAGGTCCTTCCCTAGATGCTAGCGACCATCTCACTGCGTCAATTCGATCGTGCCGCCCGTACACTTCTTCACGGTCGGCCACGCTTTTTCATCGATGTGCCGTGCCCCAGCAGCCGGCCCATTACCGCCGACGAGTCTCGACAGTCGCGTCTCGATCACAACGCGCCCCTGCTCTTGAGTGAACGTCAGATCGAGAATCGGTACGGGATTCATGCTTCCGGGGACGTAGCCGGTCACCGTCGCGCGGTGCTCCTCGGGGCGTTGATGAACCTGATAGATGAGGTTTCCGGCTTGCAACGTCCACATGCTACTCGGGGCAGTCTGAAGCCCCTCCGCGACGCAATTGGCGATGATCCAATAGTCGCCGGTGGCTATTGCTTGGCGCGTTGGCGGCGTCTGTCGAACCTCTTGAAGGCTCATCGTGCATGCGGTACTGAACAGCGCGACCAGTACAGGGAGAACCCGAGGATTCATGCGGCGGTGACGATACCTCCGCGACGCGAGCGTGTCAAGCGGAGCTGGCCGTAAATGGCGCGCACACTGTCAGCCACGGCCGTCGCAGCCCTCATGGCGCAAGAGACAAGTGAGGTGTTCCTCGGTCTTTTGACCTTGAGCCATCCGGATCTATCGCCGCCAATCCGAATCGTGAACGACACCGTAAACGTCACGAGCCGCGGGAATATATATATCGCATTTCCGTATCGTCTTGAGATGCCGTGGGAGCGAGACGACGAGCTCCCGCAAGTAACGCTCGAGATCGACAACGTGGACCGCACGATCGTCCAGGCTGTGCGGGCACTCTCGGCGCGCAAGGATCTGACGGCACTCTTCGAGGTCGTGCTGGCCAGTTCGCCGGACACTGTTGAACTGGCCGAGCTATTCACTCTGCGCGGCGCGGAGTACGACGCCCTCGTGGTCCGCGGCCGACTCCAGTTTGAAGATGTCCTGAACGAGCCGTTTCCGGCCGATTCGTTCACGCCGGCCACTACACCGGGAATCTTCTGATGGTGCCCCCCTGGACCCGTGACTATATCGGCATCCCCTGGAAGAGCAAGGGGCGCGACCGAATGGGGTGCGATTGTCTCGGGTTGGCCCGGCTGGTCTGGGCAGAGCAATTCGGCCTGAAGATTCCGTCGTACGACGAATGCTATGCGACCGCTGAGGATCTTCAGGAAATCGCGCGCATCATCGCCGCCGAGAGTGGCTCCTGGCGCAAGGTTCCGACGGAGGATGCGCGGGCGGGCGATGGCGTGCTGTTACGGGTCCTCGGTAACCCGAGTCACATCGGGGTCGTCGTGGAGCCGCCGACATTCTTGCATGTAGCGCCGGGGATCAACGCGTGCCTCGATGATTACACGCGCCCGCACTGGGCCAAACGCTTGCTCGGCATCCATCGCCACGAGGATCTCTTGAGTGAGGCGTCACCGGACGCTCTCGCCTCACGGGTTATCGCGCCGGCCGAGATTCTTGATCCGAACTCCACGCTCAGGAGCCTTATCCTTCCGCACCCCTTCTCGAACGAGCGCATCGACAGGACGATCAAGGTTGGCGCCACGCTCGCAGAGATTCTCGAGGATGCCGGGTTGCCCATCGGGCCGATGCGCGGATTCTCGATTCGCGTCTTTATCGACGGCCACGGGCCGATCCCTCGAGAGTGGTGGTCGCGCATCAAGCCGAAAGCGGGCCGGATAGTTACTGCGCGCATCATCCCGGCCAATGCGGGAGGGGGTGGCGGCAAGAACGTGCTCGGGATGGTTCTGATGGTGGCCGTCATTGTCGTGGCGATCGTCGCTCAACAGTACTACGCGGTCGCTCTCGCAGGGGCGCTTGGGGTCTCGGCGGCCACGGCGAGCGCCCTCATTGGTGCCGGCGTCATCGTCGCAGGCGGCCTCCTGATAAACGCGATTGCGCCCCCTCAGACCCCGAGCCTCGGGAGACTGAGCGGTGCGGCGAGTAGTCGATCATCACTCGACGGGTCAAGCCCGACGCTCTCTATTACCGGTACGCGCAATCAGATGAGCCCCTATGGCCCGATTCCGCGCGTGTATGGTCGACATCGCATGTTCCCGCCGCTTGGGGCATCGACGTTCACGGAAGTCGTCGGGAGTGATCAGTACTTGCGCATGGTCCTTGTGCCTGGCTATGGCCCGCTGAACATCACCACTATTCAAATCGGGGACAATCCGATCCTAAACTTCCAGGGCGTCGAGGTCGAGATCCGCCAGGGTTATAGCAACGACACGCCGCTGACGCTCTACACGGATGACATACACGAAGACCCGCTCTCCGTCGTGCTCACCCAGGCCGGAGGATCGGCCATCCGAACCACTCAATCTGATGCCGATGAGATCAGTGTCGATATTGTGTTCCCGAATGGTCTCTTCGCGCTTGCATCCGATGGCACACGCCTGCTCGCTACGGTCGCCGTCACCGTCGAATATCGTCTCGTCGGCGCGACATCCTGGACGCTGCTCGCAGAGGACGGCGATTTCAACCCCAGTACATGGGTCTCGGGCGTGTTCCGACGCGGTCGCCGGTGGACTACCAACAAAGGACAGTATGAAGTCAAGCTGACCCGGACGACGGCCGACTCAAGCGATTTGAAGATTCACGATCAAGTGTTTTGGTCGGCGCTACGGACGATCCGTCATCGGGACCCGATTACGAAGACGGGCCTTGCCAAGATCGGGCTTCGGATTAAAGCGACCGACCAGCTTAACGGTGTCGTTGATCAACTCAACTGCATCGTTGAGTCGATCATCCCGGACTGGGATGCGGGCAGCGGGACCTGGATCACGCGCGCGACGAGCAATCCAGCCTCGATTTATCGGGACATTCTCCAGGGTTCTGCGAATGCTAGACCGGTCGCCGATGCGCGTATCGACCTTCCGGGACTTCAGGCATGGCATGAGGCGAACGCTACGGCCGGCCGCTTCTTCAACGCCATCATCGACTTTCGGACCACCCTGTTTCAGGCGCTCCGGGATGTCGCGGCAGTCGGACGAGCGTCCTTTGCCATGAAGGACGGGAAATATTCCGTCGTTCGTGACATCCCTCAGACAGTGCCGATTCAGCATTTCACCCCAAGGAACAGTAAAGACTTCAAGAGCACCAAGGCGCTGCCGGATCTTCCTCACGCGTTCAAGGCGCGATTCATCAACCCGAACGCTAACTGGCAGCAAGATGAGCGGATCGTCTATGACGATGGCTTCAACGCCGACGGGAGCGGCGGCTTGACGCCGGCGTCAAAGTTCGAGGTCCTCGAACTGCTCGGCGTGACGGACTCTAATCAGGCGTGGCGGGACGGTCGCTATCACATTGCGGTGGCCCGTCTTCGTCCCGAGACGTACGAGCTGATGACGGATATCGAGCACCTCATCTGCCAGCGGGGCGATCTGGTGAAGGTCGTGCACGATGTGCCGCTCTGGGGGTTGGCGTATGGGCGGGTGAAGGCTGTCCAGGTCGACGGGAGTGGCAATGCCACCGGGGTGACGGTCGACGAGATCTGCACGATGGAGATCGGGAAGAGTTATGCGATGCGCTTCCGGCGATCGACCGGAGCCTCGGTCATGCAGCAAGTGATCACCGCCGCCGGCGAGCAGACGACCGTGACATTCACCGTAGCCATCTTGGCGGCCAGTAAGCCGGCCGTTGGGGATCTCTTCCTATTCGGTCTGCTCAATAGTGAGAGCGTGGACCTCCTCGTCCAAGGCATCGACCCTGGACCCGACTTCTCGGCGAAACTGACCCTGGTCGACGCCTCGCCGGCCGTGCACACGGCCGATACGGGCCCGATTCCGGCCTTCGAATCCCAGATCACGCAGCCAGCGCTGATCCAGCGCCAGTCGCCCGCGCCGATTATCGATAGCGTCGTGTCGAACGAAGATGTGCTGACGCGGGCCATCGATGGTGCGCTCGAGAGCCGCATCCTGGTCGGTTTGCACTTCGTTTCGACGACCGACGTGCCCGCGATCTACATCCAGGCGCGCTATCGCGAGACCGCCGCTGCGGGAGCGGTCGAGAACAAGTGGATCAACCTCGCGCCGGTACCCGCCGAAGCGGGCCAGGTCTCGATCGCGCCCGTGCAAGACGGCATTGCCTACGACATCCGGATACGTTCAATCGGGGGGCTGGGAGAAACATCCGAGTGGATCGATATTCTCAATCACACGGTGATCGGCAAGACATCCGCACCGCCAGACGTCTCGACGCTGTTCGTCATGGGCACACTACTCTCGTGGAGCTATCCGAATCCTCCGCGCGACTTCGCCGGGTTCCGGGTCAAGGCTAGGGCAGGGACGGCGAGTGTTTGGTCGGGCGCCAATCAGCTCCATGACGGCCTGATCACCCCGACCGAGCTCGACATCGCTGGCCGCCTCGGCGCCGGGACCCAGACGATCATGGTCAAGGCGGTGGACGTCGCCGAGAACGAGAGCGCGGGCGCGGCAGTCCTGACGCTCAATCTCGGCGACCCGACCATCGACAACATTATCCTCACGATCGACTACGGTGCACTCGGCTACCCGGGCACGATCGTCAATGGCTCGGTCGTCGGTTCGGAGATCCGCGCCACGAGTGATGCGTCGCTCTACCTCCCGAAGGGCGAGGCCGCGTACCTGCCCGACGGCGCCGCACTCTACCTGCCCACGACGTACTTTGAGATGAGTTACGCGGCGGTCGTCATACCTGATGCCGATGCGGTACCGGCGGAACTTTCTGTCGCGGTCACGACGCAGGGGGAGGACTATTTCCTCGAGTTCCGCGGCCGCGGCGACAACGCGCTCTATCTCCCGATCGGCAGCGATCTCTACCTGACGAACGGCGCCGGTCTCTATCTCGGCGGCCCAGAACCCTACCAGCCTTGGCCTGGGAAGCTCGAAGTCACGCGCGCGACCTACGATGTCCGCGCGACGGTCGCCGCCGGCGCCACGCAGGGGAAGATCACTTCCTTCGTGGCCAAGGTCGACGTGCCGGACATCGACGAGGTCCTGGAGGATGTGGCGCTCGCCTCCGGCGGCACGCGCCTGCCCATCACGAAGCACTACCGGAAGATCGCGCACGTGGGCGCCGATCTTCAGGACACCGGCACGGGGGCGGTGAGCATCCTCCAGCTCGACAATGATCCGATGCTCGGGCCGCTGCGCAAGGCGATCAACGCTGCCGGCGCCGGCGTCGCCGCCGTGGTCGACTTCCGCGTCAGGGGCTACTGATGACGACGCTCCCGGCAACCGGGTATTTCACCAATGCCTCGCGGACGAACGCAGAGGCCAAGCAGGGCCAGGACGACGTCCTCGCTTTCCTGCGGCAGATGCCGGGCGGCGATGCGCCCACGACGCTCACGCTGGCCTCCGACCAGGTCACGCCGACCAAGGGCACGCACGCGATCGACACGGAAGCCGCCGCGTCCACCGACAACCTCGCGCAGATCCTCCAGACAAACTTGCCCGACGGCAGCTATCTCTTCATCCACAGCGCCAATAACTCGCGCACGGTGGTGGTCAAGCATGCCGCCGGCGGCACCGGGCAGATCTCGCTCAGCGATGGCCTCGACTTCTCTCTGACCGAAGTCACGATGTGGCTCCTCCTCCAGCGCAACGGCACGCTCTGGGAGGAACGCCTCCGTTACTACGGCAATGCGCCGGCGCGGCTCACGCGACGGCAGGACTGGTCGAAGGGCGCCAACATCGCCTCGGCTGCCACGATCACGCCCGGGAACGACGGGAACTACTTTGAAATCACCGGCACGACCACCATCACGGCGATCGCGAGCGTGGCGGCCGGGTCACTCATCGCCCTTGAGTTCCAGGGAATCCTGACCTTCACCCACAACGCCAGCACGCTCATCCTACCCGGAGCCGCCAACATCATCACGGCGGCCGGAGACACCGCGAGCTTCGTCAGCCTTGGCAGCGGCAACTGGCGATGCCTCTCCTATCAGAAGGCGAACGGAACCCCGCCGGTTGCCACGGCCCTCCCTCGCGGCTATGCTGCGGGCGGGCTCGTAACCTATATCAGCGGCACCTCGATCTCGATCGGCCCCGGGTCCTTCCGCGATGACGCCGATACTGAAAACCTGTTACTCGCATCCACCCTGACGATGTCGGGCAATGGGGCTTGGGTCGTTGGCAACAACCAGCCGAAGGACTCCAGCGATCTCACGCTTTCCAACGGGATGACGGTGCACTGGCACATCATCAAGCGTGTGGATACTGGCGTGGTCGATATCCTCCGGTCGGCGAGCGCCACGTCCCCCGTGCTACCGACGAACTACACGAAGTCCCGCCGCTGGAAGTCGTTCAAGTTCACGTCCGGCGCGCAGACGTTCCAGAGTTTCACGCACACGCCGTGGAACGACATGATCCGTTATGCCACGTCCACACTCGACGTCAATCTCACGTCCCCCGGTACCGGCTCTCAACTGCGAACGCTGAATATTCCGACCGGCGTCGTCGTCGAGGTCTTCTTCAATGCCCGTGGCACCGGCCACGCGGGGGCTGGCTTCGCCGGCGTTGTCTTCAGTGATCCAGCGTCGGCAAACGAAACACCCTCACTGACCGCCGCACCTCTCTCGATGCTCTACAGCGACGCTGGCGTGGTCAACAACAGCCTGGGCTCGTTCAGGATTCTCTCAAACACATCAGGCCAAATCCGGAGCACGAACGACGCCTCGGACGCCAGCACGACATTGGAGATCGCGACGTGGGCTTATATCGACGCGGGCGGGAGGAACGCGTAATGCCGCAATGCCTCTTCGACCGAGCGACTTTGCTCTTCGTGGGCGGCTCGATGTTCGACCAAATTCCGCACGACGAGGCAACGCATATCCAAATCACGCTGGCGACCTATCCCGACCTCCGCACCGATCGCTGGGACGGCGCGACGGGTGTCCGTCCGGCCACCGGGGCCGAGTTGGCGGCCTTCGACGACGCGCAGAAGACGGCGCAGGCCGACCTGACGCCGAATAAGCTGTTGCTTGCAGCGGTGACCTATCTGACGGCTCGGATTAACGAGCTTCGCACACAGCCGACGACGGCCTTTCCGGCGCTGACGGCCTCCGATGTGAAGAACGGGATCATCACAGCATTCAAGGCGCAATCATAAAGACGCGTGACATGACGGAGGGACTTCGGTAACGATGTAAACAGACGATTCGCGCCGACCCGCCTGCCTGATCAGTGGGCGGGGGCGACAGCCGAGAAGAGGGGTCTTTGGGCGCCCAAGCCAAAGGCCCCTTTTCTTTTGGCGCGGGATAAGGAGGACCGCGGATGGGCGATGTCGAGCGGATCGAGACGGTGCGGGAGCGCCGGTTGGCGCTGACGCAGAGCTGTCCCGATTGCCGGCGCCGTCAGGGGCTGCTGGAGCGTCAGGAGATTCTTCTGAACGCGGAGCGGCTCGCCTTCGCGCAGAAAAAGGCCGAACAGGACCAGCGCATCGCCGTTCTCGGCCACGGCACGCTCGATGAGCTGCTTGAACAAGTCCAGGCGCTGGCCGTCGGGGGCTACGTGGAGGTGCGAATCAATCGGACCGGTGCCCATGTCGAGTGTCGACCGGCCGCGGGCCGGAACACGACGCTCCGAGCCAGTGGCGAGCGGATGGAGGCGGCGCTGGCGGCGCTACTCACGCAACTGGGAGCCCACACATGAGCGAGCCCGAGATCCGCACGTGCGCGTTCCGGGGCTGCGGGCTGACGTTCATCGTCACCGCCGGGAGCCGGGGCCGACCCAAGCTCTATTGCGCGACCACGTGCCGCCGACGCGCGGCCGCCGATGGGAAGAAACGTCGATCCACCAAATGAGCCGCGCGATGAAGCGACTGGCAACGTTCCTGGGTGAACTCGGATCTCGGCCCGGCTGGCCGCGATAGGCCCGGCGATGGATGCTCTTTTAACAAACCGATCGAACAACACACGTCGAATGCAGGAGACCTCCAATGTTACTCGGCCTCCTCTTCTTCGGTGCGTTGGCTCTTTCGGAAGGGGACTTCTCGCATGGTGACAGGTGTCCGCGTGCCGTATTCACGCGGGGTCATCGCCTGGGCCGACACATTAAAGGCGGATAAGGCCGGGGCCTTTTCTTTTGGCGCAGAGAGAGGAGCGCAGACGATTCGATGACGATTGTCGTTGTCGCGGTCCACGAGGAGTGCCCGGCGGTGGTCGCGCTCCGCTCATACCGACTGCCGTTCGATCTGGTGCGCGTGCGCGATGAGTTCACCTACGGCCAGACGCTCACGCGCTACTGGCAGGCGGGCGAGACGTTTATCAACGTTGAGCACGACATCGTGCCGTGGCCCGGCGCCCTGGAGGCGCTGTGGGCGTGCGATCGGCCCGCCTGGTGCGGCTACGAATATCCGGTCGGCTACTCGGGCAAATTCGGCCGGTCGCTCGGCTGTGTCCTTTTTCACGACGCATTCCTGCGCACGCATCCCGACGTGTCGTGGACCGATGTCCCCTGGTCCACCCTCGATGCGTCCATCTACCGGACGATGGGCCAGACGTGGCACACACACGTCCCGCCTGTCGCGCATCTCACGCCCCTCAAAACCCTGGCGGGCATCTCTGCAGTGCACTCAATCACGACCGAGTATTAGAGAGGAGCACGACAATGGCGAGGTATGCGTGCGGAGTCTTGACGGGGGCCGGGTCGACCACCCTGCCGATCATTTCCTTGTACAGCATTGCGGGCGTGAGCCCGTCCATTCGTGAGTGCGGGCTCACCAACACGACCGCGACCGCCGTCGCCCTGAAGCTCGTGTATCTGACGACCGCGGGTACCCAGGGCGCTGGCCTGACGGAGACGAAGTATCGCGATGGCGCGGCGGCGGCAAGCTCGACGGGCTTCACCACACACACGGTCGCCCCGACTCTGGGCAACGACCTCGGCTATCGTGCCTCGCTCGGCGCGGCCGTCGGGGCGGGCGTGATCTGGACCTTCGGCGATCAGGGCATCACCCCGCCCGTCGGAACGGCGAACGGCCTCGGTGTCATCGTGGAAAACGGTACGGGGCAGGCGATCCAGGCCTACATCGTGTTTGACGAGTGATGTCTCTCGACGAATTGTTTCTGAAGCATGGCACGGACAAAAGCTCGACGGGCCACAACTATGCGCCTATCTACGAGCGCTATCTCCAGCCGGACACCATCACGTCACTCCTCGAGCTCGGGGTCGCTTCGGGCGCATCGCTCCGGGCGTGGCGGGATTGGTGTCCGCGAGCGCGGATTCACGGGATCGAGCGTGACGCTCACGTGGCTCTTGCTATCGAGGGCTGCGTGATTCATTACGTTGATGCGACAGACAAGAGACTGACCGACTTCCTCGGCGTGTTCGACGTCGTGATCGACGACGCCTCCCATGAGGTCGCGCAGATCGAACGCGCCCTTGAACTGCTCTGGCCCCATCTCACTCCAGGGGGCTGGTACGTGATCGAAGACCTCGCGGCGCATGCCACTGTTGGAGGAGTGGCGCTCTTCCTCCGGCCGGGCGTGACCGAGTTGCATCGTCATGGCGAGATCCTCTTCGCCAGAAAGGCCGAGTGATGGATTACCGCTGTTTCAAGATCCGGGTCGGGCACGGAAGCCCCACGAACGACCACAACGGCGTGTCGGTGATGAAGACGTACTTCGACGTGTTCCTGGAGCCCGTCCATTCGCAAGCCGACACGTCAGGCGGGCTGGCGCAGATCCGCCTCGGCCTCTGGAACGACTGCGAGTTCAAGCAGGGCGAGGTGTACAGCATCGACCTCAGCGCGAAGCCGGTGACCTTCACGATGGTGCGCAACGCATGATGACACTCCACGCCGGGAATGGGCATTCCGTTTCCGCCAGCGAGCAGTCGTGGATCGCCGGCCTCGTCATGCTGCTCTCCGAGCAGGAGCGCGAGCGCCTGATGGAGATCGTCTCGACGCGGATGGAGGTGCCGAAAATCAGCAACCTCGAAGTGGAGACGGAGATTTTGAAGAATGGCACACGGGTGAAGTTGATCGGGGGGTCGATGGTCTAATGCCGGGCCCTAACGACACCGACAGTTACGGCGGCTGGAAGGACTTTCCGATCAGTCCACCGGGGACCGGGAAATGGGCTGTCTCCCGGCTGGGTCGTCAATGGCTCTTCGTCACGCCCGAAGGCTACGGGCTTTGGATGAACGCTATCTTCGACGCCGAAGCGGATACGTCGACCGACGAAGGCGCGATCTCCTATTCGGCTACGGCGGGCAACCGCATTCCCGTACTGCTCTTAAAATACGGGAGCATGGCGAACTGGGCGGCGGCGATCAAGAAGAAGTTGACGTACTGGGGTTTCAACACCCTCGGGGACTATACGAACTTCAACCTCTGGAGCCTGATTCCCTTCACCCACATCATTAGCATAACGATCAACGCGGCGAAAAACCGAGATTTCGGTAGCGGAACATATGGCTCGGCCAGTGCAACCCGGGACCTCACGTCGGGCACGCCGTCAACGTTCACAGGCTGGACGGGCTCACCATCGCCAGATGTTTATGCTCCGCAATACAAGACGTATGCGACAGGATACTGCGCTGACGACTCGGTCACGGGTCTCGGCACGGTGAATGGAGGAGGCCAGTTGATTGGCATCGCCACTGATGACATGGACTTCCTCTACGGCTTCAACCGGGCGACGACCGATGCCCTAAACGGGATGGCGACGTTCTCACCCCAGTGGCATATCGGCTACCTCGTCATGATCGGTCGCCCGGTCCAGGCCGAGGGGAACGTGTCGCAAGGCATCGGGCTCATCACCTACAACGATCCGATCCTCTACAGCAAGCGGGCTCTCCGCAACACGGTCGTAGGGCGCCATGGCACGCTCTCGGCGCTCGGCGTGACAGTCAGCACGAGCGGCACCGCCGCGACGTTCTCTGGCGTGCATGGCCTCGCCGTCGGGGATTTCATCACGATCACGAGCGGCCCCGAATCCGGGGACATCCGGCGCGTCAATGCCGTCCCGACGACGTCCACGGCCACGCTCGAATGGGCCTTCTATGCAGATCAATCAGCGGGGACCTCGGTCTCCAAGATTCCGGCGACCGGGGCGTTGACGGCTCTCAATACCTCCTGGGGTTCAAGCTATACGACTTTCGCCGAGCAGGACATCGCCCGAACCGGTGATCCGTGGAACGAGTCGCGCTTCGTCGACGGCACGGCCGGCTGTAACTGCGTAAATGGAAATACGACGGTGACGCTCGACGCCGGAGTCCGCGTGCCTTTACGCACCGATGGCAGCGACGTCGACAAATTGTTCAAGATCATCAGCGGCCTTTCCGGAGGTGGGGATCTTCTGACGTCAATTGCGTCCGTCACGGATAGCCTGACGGCGGTTCTCCGGACGGCCCCCACCGTGACCGCCAAGCGTGACTATCGGATCGTCCGCGAAGCCGCCGCTGGCTTCCCGACGCTCGAAGCTCTCTGGGGCAACGGGGTCCGACTCGATTACTCGGGGCTCGCGAAACTGACCGTGGTGGCCTACGACTCAAACAACATGAAGAACACGTTCACCGTGAAGGTGAACGGCGTCACCAAGGGTACGGATGACGGTGCCGGCAATATCACCGGCGCCACAATCGCCTCGGGCACCATCAATTACACGACCGGGGCCGTGGGTTTCACCTTTACAGCGGGCAACGCCCCGCCGGATGGCGCTACGCTGACCTTCAACTACACGGGCTCGGGCTATGGAATCGGCACGTCGTTCCTGGACGAAGATGGCCACAACTCTTGGATGCCCACGAACCATGACGGTCTGGAACCGTTTAGCGGGACCACATCGGGCTTCCGGGCAGACCTCGACGCATTTCTGTTTGACTTTGCGAAGCAGTATGCCCGGGTCACATCCACGGCGATCAAGGCGCATTTCACGGGCCATCTCGTCTTCGGCCCCGTCACACTCGGCGCGCGCTCGCAGTCGGGGGCTCCACGCAAGGAAATCTATCAGGGACTCGCCACCTCCTTTGACGTTTTCAATGTCCAGGCGGCCGACCAGAATCAGCTCGACTGGGCGGTCACCTATCTCGGTGACAAGCCGTTCGTGACGTGGGAGGACATCACCGCGAATCCCGACTCTCGGATGCGGGGCAATCCGCCGGGGGTTGATCCAAGCACTCCTGCGGACTGGACCAAGCACGGCCAGAAGCAACGTGGCCAGTCGTGGCAAGCCGTAGTAGCTAACATTCACACGTTGAAGAGCGAAGCCGGGGTGGCGAATATTGCTGGCTTCAAATGGTGGGAGTTCCGCGATCGACTCTCAGAGAGCGCAAATTACGGGTTTCTGTCGATCGCCGACAACTGGTACGACGGCTGCGAGGCGCGGCGGCATGGATTAATGGTCAACGGTCTGGACGATCTCGCCTGTGGCGGGCCGATGGCGGCCCTCATGCGCCCCCGCACGGATCGCTGGGGCTGGACGCTGATCGATGAACGCACCGATTTCGGCGACTTCATGTCGGCGGTGCTCTCGGCCAACTTCTCGGCATATGCGGCCGTCGCGGCCAACGTCGGTATGCTAGGCACGCCGCCTCCAGGCGTCATCCATCGGTTCGCCCGGCGGTTTCGATGACCACGAATAAGCAAGCCTTCGGGACCTCGACCAGCCTCACGATTACGCTGAACAGCCTGACCAGTTCATCCACGGCGGGACGGGAATCGACGGCCGGTGACAACACCACGGATCTCTTCTTCGATGTCCTGGTCAGCTTGCGTCTGAATGTGGCCGCGGGCACACCCGCGAACGATCAAAGTATCTACCTGTACGCCTATGGCTCAGAAGATGGCACGAACTATACCGACAATGCCACCGGCACGGATGCACCGATCACGCTGCGCGATCCCTTCAACGTCTCGTCCCCATTGATCCTGCGCGTGCCCATCCTCGTCGGCGGGGTGACGTTTAAGACGCATCCCATCGGACTTCGCCAATGGTTCGGGGGCAGTCTGCCGAGGAAGTGGGGGATCATCGTGCGCAATAACTGCGGGCTCAGCCTAGCGGCGAGCGGCAACGCCGCGACTTATACCGGCATCTTCTCGACGAATACATAAATGGCGCGCGAGTTCACGACGACTACGGATCAGGTTGCCTTTACCAGTGATGCCGGGCTGAACATCACCGGCGACATTACCATCTATGCATGGATCTATCTGAACGCGGGAGCGGTCTATCACGAACTCGTCGCGAAGATGGCGACCAATCGCGGGACCGATGTCCCCTATCTCTTCCGGACCACGAACGCGAATCCTCCTGTTCTCTTCTTCTCGCGGGCGCACGCATCGGCTCCGGCTTCAGCCAGTTCAACCGGAACGATTTCAATCGGGGCATGGCATTGGGTGTGCGTGACCCATGACGGAACCACGGCGACGTTCTACATCGATGATCCCGCGACCGCTGATAGTTCGCCCGGACTGAACCTCATCCCGACGACGACAACCGACGATATGACGATTGGAGAAGGCGAGGGGAATCTTGGGGGGAATTGTCGCATCGCCTGGGTCGGCATTCATACCGCTGTTCTGGGAGCGGATGATCGCGCGACCGCCAAGAATGAAGGCGTCGTTTCGACCAGCGGGATTCTCGGATGCCAGCTCGGGTCGGACCCGGAGCCGGATACCCTCGGAAGTCGCTCCGGCACGGTGACGGGAAGCACCGTCATCGATGGACCACCCGGCGTTCCGGCTGGGGCGCCGCCCTCCCCAACCATCATCGGCGTCCTGTCGAGCGGCCTCCGCTGGTAGCGGATGGCATCGGTGGCGTGGATGCAACTGAATAACGGGCTTCAGTCAGGCGCCGAAACGATCGCCATCGGGAATCAGTCGCTCGCCGATGCGAACGCCTATCTCTCGGCGAAAGCCGCGAGTCATACGGCGGGTGGTTGGACGGTGACCTGGGCGGGCCTGACGGCCTTCACCGCAGTGAAGAGTTACCCGAATGGAATGACGAAGAGCCGCACCTTCACGCTGAGTCTCTGACATGGCCGTCTCACCTGACGTCGCGACCGAGTCACATACTGGGACGGCAGGATCGGCGAGTGAAGCCTCCTTCTCGTGGTCGCACACCGGGGCGGCCTCCGGCGTCAAGGGCGTGCTCGTGTTCACCTTCGTCAATGCGAATGCGAATGACGCCCTCGGCGTCACCTATGGCGGCGTGCAGATGGCCCCCGTCTCGGGCGGGCGAGCCGTCGACACGGTGACTGAGCCCGGGGACTGCAAAGCCTGGTTCCTCAGTACCGGCGTACCGCAAGGGACGAAGACGGTTGTCGTGACTCGAAACAACAACGCCAATGTGATGTACGCCGTGGCCTGCACGGTCCTGGCGGCTTCCAACATGGACACGGACGTCCATACCGCTGGCATCGTGCTTGTGCAAGAGGACAACACGCTGGCCGAGCAGAGCGTGACGGACGGTTCGCCTGGCTCGAATAGCTTGCGCTATGCCGGCGTCAATTCGGGGCTGGCCACGCCACCCGCGCAGGGCGCCAGCTCCACGGCGTTGCAGAGTATCGACTTCACGTCGCGGGGCTGCGCGGTCGTCCGCGAGACGACCGCGGGGCAGGGGGCTCGCTCCGTAGGATTCTCCTCCGGGACGAGCGACGACGTCGCGGCGGTCCATCTCGCCGTCAAAGAGATCGCGCAATCGCTTCCGACGCCTGACCGACACATGGCGCCGATGGTCCCTGAATGAGGTTCCTCTATGGCGTGCCGCGAACGCCAGACGTCACGCCACCCTCGCGGTTCGTCAAGATTCCGACGCCGATCCCTCTAGCAGGCAAGCCGTACCGGATCATTGCCCCGCTCAAGCCGGACCCGGATCGCATTCTCCGGTCGACGTTGATCGGCCAAGTGCTCCTCCCGATCCCGGCGTTGTTGTTCCTAAAGCCGCTCAAGGCGGTCGCCCAGCCGATCGCGACCGTAGCCGCCTCTGCGCTCCTCACGTTCACCCTGCCCGCGGCCCCGCAAGTCACGACGGTCCCGAAGCCGCTGACCGCTGTCGTCCAATCAGCCGAGGATGCCCTTCGCCCGACGCGCCTGTTTGGCTCCGCGCCGGAGCCCGGCCTTCCGAATCTCCTGTTCCAGCGCCCGCTGGCCGGGATTCCACAGCCCGACATCGTGGTGCGGGCGCCCGCACTTGTCAGCGTGCCGGTTGCGGAGCGGACGCCGCTCTTCTTGCGCCCCCTGGTGGGCGTCGATCAGCCGATTCCATTCGTCGGGCCGCCGAGTCTCATCACAGTTCGATTCGCCGATCTGATTCCGCCAACCCGCCTCTTCGGCGTCGAGCAGCCGCCGTTTGTCAACCCGCCGTCCCGACTCCTTCAGGTGCCGGTGGCAGAGACCCCGCCGTCGTTCCCGGACCTCCTTTTCTTCCGTCCGCTCGCAGGGGTCCTCCAGCCCGAGCCGGGACTGCGATCGATCTCGCTGCTTGTCGGCGGGCGGTTGCCGTTCACGGCGGCCCCTCTTGATCTCCTCTTCCAGCGGCCCCTGCAAGGCCGCCCGGTCGATCTACCCCAGGCGTCGGCTCCCGCGATCATTCGGGTGCCCTTCGCGGAGGCGGTGCCGACATTCCTCCGTCCACTCCGCGGGCTGTGCATTGAGCCGGAACCAGAGTTCGGCTCGGTTGTTCTCTTCGGACTTGAGCCAGACCGCGATGTGTTGTTCCTCCGGCCGCTCCAGGGCCGGCCCGCGCACTTCCCGCTGGTCGCCGATCCGCCGCGGATCATTCAAGTGCCCTTCGAAGTCCCCCTGCCGCCGCTCGACATCCTGTTTCAGCGCCCGCTGGCGGGGATTGTTCAGCGCCCGGTCGTGGTCCGGCCGGCCTTGCTGCTCCAGGTCCCGTTTGCGGAATTACCGCCCCAGAAGCCCCTCATCGGTATTCTGCAGGCACCGTTCCCCGTCGATCCCTCGCGGATCATCGGGGTGCCCTTTGCAGTGGCCGAGCCGCCGATTAATATCGGCTTCCAGCGCCCGCTCGTCGGAACGATTCAGCCCGAGGTCCTCGTTCCATCCCCGCGACTCCTCCGTGTTCCGTTCGCTGACCTGATCCCATTCCGCCTCATCGTCGCGGGCCTGGACCAACAGCCCCTCATCACTGGTCTATCGAGAATCCTTCGGGTGACGTTCCCGGACGTCACGACTCCGGCGTTCGATGTTCTCTCTCAGCGTCCGCATCAAGGGGTGGCCCAGCCGGACATCGTCGTCTCACCGTCCTCACTGGTACAGGTTCCCTTTGCGGAGCGGATCCCGCTCTTCCTTCGCCCTCTGGTGGCCATCGTTCAGCCCGATGTCGTTGTGCCGCCATCGGGTATCGTCCGCGTGCCCGACGCAGAGCTCGTTCCGTTCCGCCTGGTCCTGCCAGGCATTGTGCAAGCGCCTTTCGTCACCGATCCCTCGCGGATCATCCGGGTACCGTTTGCGGTGCCGTTCATCCCGATCAACGTCTTGTTCCAGCGGCCGCTCCAGGGGATTCCGAAAGCGCCCTTCGTCGTATCGGCGCCCCTCATCATTCACGTTCTCTTTGCCGAGCGCACGCCGCCGCCGCGAGCGATGCGGGGCATCGAGCAGGCCCTCATTGAGGTCCGGCTACCGACGATCATTCCCAAGTGGCCGCTGGCCTCGGCGGCGCGGTTGCCTGATGTGATCATCGGGAGTGCGCCGAATCTGCTGGCCCGTCGGACGGCGGTCTCGCTCAATCCTGACCGCCGCGCTCCCTCATTGAATCCGCGGAGGACAGCCCCCAATGTGTGAGGTGCTCTGATGGCAACGACAGATCTCACGACCGGATGGACGGCACCGATCGATCACCAGCTCCTAGCAAATGACATCCCACTCGACGTGACGGGTATGACGGTTGAGCTCGTCCTCACTGATCGTAACGGTGTGGCCATCGACACGTCCGGCGATATCACCGTCGAAGACGCCGCGACCGGGAAGGTGCGGTACAACCCGGACCCCGCGGATATCGACCACACGAGGGAACCGTATACGTGTCACTGGAAGGTCACCGACGGCGGCGGTAAGGTCGCTTATTTCCCGAACGGCGGGCCGGACGTGTACCGGATCTTTAAGGCATGACCGACGTTCCCAAGAACGGCACTCGCTGGACGATCCTCGCGATGCTCGTCTTCGTGGCGAGCACGTTCATTGGCGGCTATACCTTCATTAATGCCAACTTCGTGACGCGCCGGGAGTTCGATGAAGTGAAGATGGAGCAGGCGCGCCGCACGCCGATCGTCTACGGATCCATCAACACGACAGCCTTCGAATTGGTTGAGATCAAACGGCGCTTGGAAATCATCGAGTCTCTACTCCGAAAGGAGCGGCGGTGAAGGCGTTCGTAGTGGGGCTCGCCAGCGTCAATTTGCTGCTCGTGCTCGTCACCTGGTACTACTACTTCCGGGTGTGGTGGGCGACCAGTGGGGACTTCGAGGGCGCCGTGCCTTTTCACGTCGTCATGGTTGGTCTCTCCTACGTCATCTTCGCCGGCTTGGCGCTGGAGCATGTCGACGGTTGGCGCGGCCTGGCAACCCTGTTCGCCTATGCGATGGCGACCGGCTCTTTGGCCTGGGTGCTGTATTACGAGCGCATGCGGTTTCTGACACTGCGGAGGCTATCGTGAGAGAGATCCTCGTCGCCGAGCCGACGCTTGTTCGGCATTGTCCCTACTGCGGGGCGGAGATCATCGGAGACCGGATGTGTCTGGTCCATCTGATCGTCGATGATGAGTGGGCGGCGGGCAATCGAGCGATGTGCGCCTTCCTGCACCGGAGGAGGGAAGAATGAGAAAGACACTGGTCGCCGCGCTGCTCTGCTGGACCGTCGTCGCCGAGCCCGGCCGTGTTCTCGACGGCGATACCTTCGACGCGAAGCTCTGGATCTGGCCCGCGATCTACACGCTCGACAAGGTGCGCGTGCTGGGCGTGGACACGCCGGAGATAACTGGCGGCACGCCAGAGACGCGGGCTGCCGCCCAAGCGGCGAAGGCGTTCACGGCCGCATGGCTCGCGAAGGGCGAGATCTTGGTCGAAGTGTGTAAAAGAGACAGCTTCGGCCGGTTGCTTGGAAGAGTAACTCGACAAGGTGAAGATTTAGCCGATGCGCTGATAAAAACCGGAATGGGAGTGCCGCGTTGACCGTCGAGCGGCCCGTCGGAATGCCAGATTACATGCGGCCGGATTTGGACCTGGGCGGCGACGTCTATGTCGAATTCACGCATTGGTCGAAGGAGCATCACCCCGATGCGCCGGATCCAGCCGGCGGCCTGCTTTGGCGTCCTGAGAACGAACGCTTCGGGCGCCCGATCTGGACGCTCAGCGCCATGGAGCCGCTCGATCTCGCGCCGTCTTTTCTCTGTCACTGCGGCTTCCACGGATTCATTCGGCAAGGGCGATGGGTGTCGGTGTCATGAATCTCCACCTCACCCGCAAGTGGTTCACCGATCACTCGACCATCGGCGAGTTGATGCTCGATGGGAAGTGGGAGTGTCTGGTTCTGGAGCCCGCAGCGAAGGGCGAGCACCCACGCATCCCGACAGGCCGCTACCGTGTCGTCCTCACGCCCAGCGGCCGCGCGAAAGCTGGGACGCTCTGGTCACCGCGGCCTGATCACGCGCTGCCGCTGCTGCTCGATGTGCCAGGGCGCGAAGCGATCCGCGTCCACGCGGGGAATTCATCGAAGGACACCGAGGGCTGCCTACTCGTTGGTGAGCGCCGCTTCGCAGACACACTCGACGGCAGCCGGATCGCGCTCATCGCCCTGATGGCGGAGCTCGACATGGGCCTGGCCGATGGAGGCGAGGTCTACATCACGATCGTCGATGCTGACGAAGGGGTGCTCGCATGAAGCACTGCGCGACGTGCAATTGCCCAGAGGCGAACGATACCGCCCATCCCTACGGGACCTGCTCGGGATGTGGCGCCGCCATGCCTTCGCCGGCTGCGACGCACGTCTGCGTGGTCTGGAGCCGGTTCATCATCGACAACACGGGATGCCGTCCAATGCCCGGACTGTTCTTCACGGTCAAGATGTGACCGGCCTCCTCCCTCCCCTCGACAAGACGACGCTCACGCTGCTCATCGCGGGTATGGTCGGCTCGTTCCTCCATGCGCTGGTGACCTTCGATCGCCGGACACTCAGCCGCCAGACTGCCGTCGAGACGGTGCTGGGGGGGCTCGCCGGTCCATTGCTTCAGAGCATCCCGGTATTCCTGGACCTACGGCCGTGGGGCCAGGTCGTGGCCACACTCGTCATCACCTACGCGGTGCCGGACGTCGTCATCAACCTGATCCGACAGCTCGCGGCCAAATGGGGCGCGAAAGCCGGAGGTAGCCCATGAGCCACTTCGTGCTCGGCCTCGCCATCGGGCTCGTGTTCGGGATCGTGACCGGCGGTATTCTCACGCATCTCTACGCCGATAACCTCGTCAACCAGTTTCGCGCCGAGATTCAATCTCTCGAAGCACGACTGCGGCCAAGGTGATTTGCGCCTTTCTCCTCTCAAGGTCCTTGCGTTGCTGGGTTATCACTGGTGGCATACTCTTGGCGCTTGCTGCCGGCTCCTGGGCACTCGGCAAGGTCACGGATTGGAGGATCGGCCTGCCCGCGGCCATCAAGGAGGACCAGGGCGTCCGCCAAGAGCTCCAGGACACCAAGGAGCAGCTGGCCACGTCTCAGGGCGCTATCCGGGAGATGAGCAAGCAGATCGGCACGCTGACCGTGGAGGCGAACGGCCACAAGGCGAAGGCGCTCGCGGCCGCGGCGCGGGCCCAGACCGCGGCGGGCGAGGTGGCGAGGCTGCGGGGGCTGGTCAGCGACCTGGAGGCGGCGAGAAAAGCCACCCCGGTGCCCAGGAGCGCCGAGGAGGCCGCGGCCGCGCTCAGGGCCTTGGGCTACCCCGCGGAGGCTCGCCCTTGAGGCGCGCCGTGCTGGCGGCGGCCATCTTGGCGGTGACCACGGGATCGGCTGCGGCACAGGGACCGGCCGTGATCCTGCCCGAGGAGTCGGCGGTACGAGCTGCCGCCGACCTCGCCAGCGCACGCAAGGCCGACGCGATCATCGAAAGTCTCAAGGCCGAGATCGAGGCGCAGCGCCGGCAGATGACCGAACTCCAGGCCCAGGTCGACGAACTCCGCGCCGAAGCCCACGCCCGCGAAATCGCAATGGCGATCGCCGAGGACCGGGAGAAGCGGCGGCAGGAGGATGATGGGCGGGTGGCCACGGCCTTTGCCCGAGCCGAGGCCACCATCGAACGGAGCGAGAAGGCACTGGAGAAGGCACAGGCGAGGATCGAGTCGCTCGAACGTCGGCAGTTCTGGTCGGCGATCCTCGGTCCCCTCGGCCTGGTGATCGGGTTCCTGGCTCGAGGGTTCTAGCTCACTTGGATACGAGCGACCTCGTCGTCGAGACGAGGTCGCGGCCCGCCTCCGTCGTGAGGCGATTCAGGATCGGTGCGAAGCCCGGATCGATTCTGAAGTAGTATGCCTGTCGCGGTTCAGCGCGTAATGCCTGGGTGATCTCCTCGCGGGTGAAGAACATGCTGTAGTACACGACGCCGAGCACCCGATCACCCGGCGGGATCTTGATGGCGGCGTGTTCCCCGGCCGCGATGGCGTAGAGTTCCGTGCCATCAACAGTCACGGTGAGGATCGCTCCGCCACCGATGAAGCGAAGCTCTCGGGCGATGATGACCTCGGCAGCATCGTCCTGAACAACAGGCAGCGTCCCGACCAGCCCATGGGCGCAGCCGGCGAGCATGAGGAGGCCAGCAAGACAGAGCAGCTTCGACGTTAACCGGCCATGTGGCCTCTCCGGATCGACCTCTTCATACTCGTCGTCGTCATCCTGCACGGGCCCGAGCCCGAACAGCATCGCGAACGTCACGATGGGCGAGAAGACAAGGCTGAGGAAGAACCAGCCGCCGCGATTTCGGTGTAGCCGACCGGCGTAGAACATCGCCGCGAGGCTCAGCGGAATCGTAAGGAAGACGTAAACGACGATCAAGTCGATGAAGTTCATTGCCTCCTCCTCACCACGGAATGAAGTCTAGCAGACGCGTACCTAGCGCAGCTATGAAGGCGGGCTACCACCACCCAGATCCCCCGATGTAGTTGAGTAGCCTCGCCACGGGTACCAGCCACATGGCCGCCTCGGTCACGCCCCGAAAGAAATCGACGTAGATTACGTTTCCCCGCCGGGCCCGCGCTACTTTTTGACCGGGATGGCGGAACGTCGTCCCGATGCCGGCACATCCTCAATGGCGAGCACCGTCTCGATGAGGGTCCAGTCTCGGCCCGACCCGCGCGTTCGTCTCCATAAACTGTCCAGCAGGCGATGCGCCCTCGCGAGCGGAGCCGCCTGGGGATCCGGCCGAGCCACCTGCTCCTTGATAAGTGCGAGCAGCCGATAGGCCGGCACGTTGTCCGTCTCCCTCCATCCCCTCCACGTCTTCTCGTTCACGCCGTGGATGAGGCGGTCTTCCGAGCCGGCCAAGCGTTCCGCCTCGGCCCACGTAAATGGCGTGGAGTGCGTTCCCTTTCGGCCCATATTTGGTGCCGAAACATTCGGTTGACAAAGGCCGAATCATTCGGCTACGCTCTGCACCTGAACCTGAACATGAGGACGGCCACGCGGGAAGTCAAGCGACGCACGACGCAGCGCAAGAACGCGCTCAAGACCAGCGGCCACACCTATGACGACCTCGCGCGGCTCGCCGGCGTCTCGTGGCGAATGGTCAAGTTTTGGATCGACGGTGAACGGACCAGCGCAAAGATTGCGAAAGCCTTTACCACGCTGACCGGAGAATCGGATTCCATCGACCGTCAACCCCTATCTATCCCATCTGGTCGCGCGTGATGTCCAGCGAAGCCTCCTCTTTTTTTGTTCTTCGTCTTCACATGGCTTCAACACGCTTCACGGTCCTTCACGATGGCCGGGCGCGTTTTTCCTAGCCTGAGGGAGGCGCTGCATGGAACTGCGACCGGATATAGCCACGGCATGAAGATGCTCGCTGCGGCACTGGATTACTCGCCCTCCGAACTTTCGATGCGCACCACCCTCGGAGGAGACAGCGCGCGTCCCTATCCGGCCGATGACGAACACCTCCTCAAGATCATGCAGGAGACCGGAGATCATAGCTTCTTACTGACGCTCTGTTCGCTCCTCGGCTACGAGCCGCCGGCGCCGAAGAAGGAGCGTATCGGCGAGCTGGTGCAGCAGCTCGAGGGGGACCTACGACGCGTGGAATCAGGCATGCAGCAATTGCGCCTAGCCTTTGGCGACGAGAAGGGGAAAAAGCGGTGACCCACTTCGACCCTTGGCCGGCCACACAGGTCGAGAGGAACTTCCGCACCTGGATCGAGATGGCGCCCCTGGAGCATGTCGAGTCCGTCGTGCGGGCGCTGGTGTGGGCGACGACCCTCCGCCGGATTCCGGGCTCGACGCATCTCCAGTGTGCCCTCTCGGAGATCGAAGAGGCCAACCGCTCGGCGCGGTCGGTGACGGATGGGATGGCGTGATGACCATTCGCAAACTCGCCGTATGGCTCTGGGGCGCCCCGAGACCGCTCCCTCCTCCCAGGGCCGCGGCGAGTCATTTCGGCCCGTTGCTGTGGCGCCACATCGACGTTCCGCCGCGCACGAGCCGGCACATGACCGCGTGGCTCTGTGCGGGCGTGCTGGTCGCTGGCTCGGGTCTGTTCGCCGTCCAGAAGGCTCACGACGCGGCGAAGGCAAGAGCCGAGGCGTGCGTACATAGATTCGCTCGGGAATCCGCGCGCGATCCGATCGTCAGGCGGCTGGACCTGCGGATGCTGAAGGGGGAGGAGCCGTGAAGCAAATATCCGCGCTCGACAAGTTGCCGATCGAGAACCTCGCAGATCTGATTCTCGTAATCGGCGCGCATCAGGACCGAAGCAACGGTCTCTGCATCATGGAGGCGGTCGCCTGGGTGGCGGGCGAGCCCCATAGCGATCATCCGAAATGCGCGTCAAGAGTGATCGCATCATTCCTCCGTCGGCTGAATGATCGGATGGACAACGAGAATCGCCAGCGGCTCAAGACGCTGGTTCCACGGCTGGTCGATACGAAAGCACCGCGCGTTACCGAGACGACGCGGGCACTGATGGCGGCGGATTGGGCCGTGCGGGAAGGTGCTGCGCTCGCGCTTGAGATCGCAGGGATGCACGCACGCGCGGACCGTCTGCGCGGCGTCGCTCCGATTACCGATCGTGCTACGGCGAAGGCGGCGGAGATTATCGCGCATGAAGTAAAGAAAGAGACCGCCGCCTACGCCGCCGCCGCCGACGCCGCCGACGCCGCCGACGCCGCCGACGCCTACGACGCCGCCTACGCCGCCGCCGCCGCCGCCGACGCCGCCGACGCCGCCTACGCCGCCGCCGACGCCGCCGCCGCCGCCGACGCCGCCGCCGCCGCCGCCGCCGCCGCCGCCGCCGACGCCGCCGACGCCGCCGACGCCGCCGACGCCGCCGCCGCCGCTCGCTCGGCTTTCCGGCGGCGGCTCTACGACTCGGCTATCGCGCTCGTGGAACGGATGATCGCGGCATGACCGAGTTCCGTCTGCTGGTGAACGCGCTGGGGGCGATGGACCGGGCGCTCGAAAGGAGAGTCATGGAACGGTACATCGGGACAAAGATCGTGCTGGCCGAGCCGGAAATGAAGGATGGTCGCGACGGATACGCCGTCGTGTATGAGGACGGCTATCGCTCGTGGTCACCGAAGGAGACGTTCGAGCACGCGTATCGGCTACTGACCTACGGCGAGCTCAATCTGGTCATCGACAAGTCGCCAACCCCGGCGTGGAAACGCGGTTCCTGATGAACCCCCTCGCCGCCGTGCGCGACCGCGCGTTCGATCGGGACGACGAGCCGGAGGTGAGGCGGGAGGTGAAGGAGCAGGAAGCGGAGAGGAACGCGGAGTGGCGGAAGCGCCATACGCCGTGAGTGTCAAGTGGGGCGGTGATCGATACGTTCGGGGTATCAATTGGCGGCGCGTCGCCCAGATGAAAAGGAAGGACGCCATGACGATCCAGAAGATTGATGTCGGGAATTACGTCGAGTGCGACTTCTGCTCAAAGCAGTACACGGGAAAGCCCGATGTCGGCGGACTCCTTTTCGGATCGAAGGGCGCGTGCCCGGAGTGCGCGCCGAGACTGGAACAAGATGCCGAGAAGTACGGTGAGACGGAGCACATCAAGGCGAGATGTCCCGAGGGGATGTCATTTGCCGCGTGGATAGTGTGGCTTCGGGATGGCAACAACACGATCACGATTCGGACCGGGGACGATGCTCTCGATATGTTTCGTCCCCGGCGCCGGCCGTAGAGGAGAACACATGGCAGAGACAGTGATCGCGACCCGAGAGGCAACCCTGATGCGCCTCGATCCCCAGGCGCTCATCGCCAAAGCCATCGACGCTGGCGCCGGCATCGATACCATCGAACGCCTCGTCGCACTGGCGAAAGATATCCGCGAGGTGCAGGCCAAGGAAGCCTGGTACGCCGCGATGGCGGAGTTTCAGGAGACCTGCCCGACCATCTACAAGACGAACAAAGCGAACATCCCAACGCGTAGCGGTGGCGGGTTCTCATACAGCTATGCCCCGCTGGACGAGATCCTCAGCGTCGTTCAGCCCGTGATGGGGAAGCTCGGTCTGTCGGTGTCGTGGACGCATCGTTTCGAGGCAGCGACTGCGGTATCGAATTGCCGCATCTCCCACGAACTCGGTCACCACGAGGAATCCGGCGACGTGACCATTCCCATCGACAAGAGCGAGGACGGCCGCGGGGCCAGCTCCGCGCAGCGCGTGGGCATCGCCATGACCTATTCCAAGCGGTACTCGCTACTCGCCGCCATCGGCAAGGCGCCAGAGGACGACGAGGACGGCGACGCGGGTGACACCCGTGATACCAGGCAGGCCAGCGATTCCCAGGGCGCTCGGAAGCCAGCCGGTTCGGGGAGCGGCGCCACCGAGTCGCCCGTCATCAGCGGGCCGCAGCTCAACCGTTTTTGGGCGATCGCGCGCGGGATGAAGCCTGTCGGCTGGACCGAGGAGCAGGTTCACGACTTGTTGACGGCGCATCAGATCAACCACGCGAAAGAGATCCCAGTCGTCAAGTACGAGGCGCTGTGCGACGTTCTCAAGGCGGGGCCGAAGAAGTGATCTTCCCGCGGGTGACCGAGATTCTGCGCGCTACCGGGCTGGCTGGCGACTTCTCCCGCATCCCGGTGCCGGTGCTGGAGGCGGCGCGCGTCCGCGGGGTCGCAGTCCATGAAGCGATCGAAGCGCTTGTGTACCACTACGAAGGGGAACCGCTTGCCGCCGACGAGGTGCCATACGTCGGCGCCTACGAGCGATTCGTCAAGGATTCGGGTTTTGATCCCATCGCCTGTGAGATCGAGGTCATTCACGCGGCGTGGGGCTACCGGGGTCACCCCGATCTGGTCGGCTGGCTGGTCAGCAAGCGAGCGATTCTCGACGTCAAGACCGGAGACCAGACCGGCGCCGCTTATCAGCTCGCCGCGTATCGGCTGGCCTGGAACGCCGAGCATCCTACGGAGCCTGTGGAGGTCATCGCGGTGCTGGAGCTTCGCGACCACGGAGACCCTCCGTATAGGCTGCACGAGATCGAGAGCGCGGGCGCCGAGCGCGTCTGGCTCGCCGCGATGATCGTGTTCCAGGCGCAACAGGAGGCCGCATGAGCACCGAAGTCGTCGCACTCGAACGTCAGGCGTCGGACATGGTGACGGAGATCAATGGGCTGGCGGTGATCGACCCGCCCAGCTTCGAGCGGGCGGGCATCATGGCGCGCACCGTGGCCGGCTACATAAAGCGGGTCGGCGAGGTGCTTGACCCGATCGTGGCCGCTGCCCATGATGCGCACAAGATCGCGGTCGCGCAGCGGGACGCCCTCCTGAAGCCCGCGCAGGGCGCCAAGCGTGTTCTCGGCGACCGGATGGCCGCCTACGAAGCCGAGCAGGCCAGGATTCGACGCGCGGCCGAGCTGGCGGTCCAACGGGAGCGGGAGCGCCTGGAGGCTGAGGAACGGGCCCGCGTTGCCGTTGAGGAGCGCCGACTCCGGCAAGAGGAAGAGGACCGACGGTTGGCCGAGGCCTCCGCCGCCGAGGCGATCGGCGACACCGTCCGGGCCGAGGCCATCGTGTCGGCGCCCATTGTGACCGCTCCGGTGGTGCCTCGGCCGGTATTCGTCGCGCCCCCGCCCGTTCAGGTCACGAAGGCCGAGGGTGTGTCCTTCCGCGAGGAGTGGGACTTCGAGGTCACCAACGCGGCGGTCATTCCCCGCGAGTACCTCTCGGTCGACGAGGTGAAGATCCGGCGCGTGGTCAAGGCGATGAAGGGCCAAACGAACATCCCTGGCGTGCGCGCCTTCTCCAAGCCCACGGCGGCGATGAGGGCGTAGGGGAATGACGATGTGCTCGCTGCGACGTGGCAGCGCCGATGCTGGGTTCCCCCATCACAAGGCCGCAAGCGGACGGCTGCCAACGGTGGGGAATCCGGCCAGCGAGCATTTCTCATATCGGAGGGCCAGTTGAGCCCCCAAGCGCGCGCGGATAGAGTGCAGGCCACCCGGCGTCCTACACAGGACGCGACTCATCCTCAAGGGTGGCCCAACATGCTCATGAGCAAGGCGGCAGCAGATTTCCTCGACGATTGCAAGACGCGCGGGCTCTCGCAGGCGACCAGGGATTCCTATCGCTCTGACCTGACCCTTCTTTACGGACTCGCCGCGGTGATCGCCGCCGATAACGTCATCCACTTCTCGCCCGAACTGGTCCGCGACTACTTCGTCAAGCTCGCAAGTAAGGGCCTCAGTGCAGCGACGCTCCATCGGCGCCGGGCGAGCATCAACCAATTCGCCCAGTGGTGTCTCGTGCGGCGACTCATCTCAGACAATCCGATGGCCCATACGCCGGTGATCAAGCGACCGAAGCGGCGGCCCCGGCCCTTCGCAAGCGTGACGCGGGAGAAACTTGAGGCGCTCGAGTTGGCGCCAGTCGATGCGGTGATCCGCGGGCTCCTCTTCCATGCGGGTCTCCGCGTGTCCGAGGTCTGCGGTCTGCTCGTGAGGGACGTGGAGTTTGGGGCGCATGAGCACGATGGCGCGATCCGGGTGCTCGGGAAAGGCAACAAGGAGCGCGTGATCCCATTGACCGCCGAGCTCTGGCACCACCTGCGCGACTACATGCTGGCCCATTCCGCCATCGATCACTTGGACGCCTGCGTCCTGACCTGGGGTCTGGCACGTCCCTTCTCGCGGCGGATGATCGAACGCAAGACTCGGATGTGGGGTCGAGCGGCGAAGGTCGATGACCGCGTGATTCCCCATAAATTCCGGCATTCTTTTGCGACTCGGCTGCTCGACCGCGGCGCGGATCTTCGCCAAATCCAAGAACTCATGGGTCACGCCGACCTGAATACGACGGCCGGCTACTTGGATGCGACTCGGCTGCGTGATGCCGTCGACCTGCTCTCACAGAGGCCGGCGACAGAAAAGATTCTGGACCTCGGTTCTGCGCCTCCCGCACTTCCGGATGACTGCGAGGGAAGCGGTGCCACGTAAGAGCCCGATACCACTGAGGAATAGTGGAAGTGCGTCAGAGACGGCCTGTAAGCCGGGTGGGTTGCCCCTCCCTGTTTCGATCGGCAACCGCTCGTGAAATCAGACGAGCCGACCGGTATAGTTCTGGACCTCGCGCCGAAGCCGGTAACACGGTCCGAAGGTTCTGTGCCCCACCGCCGCGGCGTTCCTGCCCGACCGCCTGAAGAACGATTCTGGGAGCACGTCGATCAAGAGAACGCCGCGCCTTGCTGGCGCTGGACGGGGAACATCAGCCCACAGACCGGGTATGGGCGGCTCTGGTCCGCCGCTTTGGGTCGCAACGTCCAGGCCCATCAGATCGCCTACGAACTCTTCAAGGGCCCGATCCCACCCGGACTCCAGCCCGATCATACCTGTCGCAACCGCTGGTGCGTGAACTGGGACCACCTCGAGGCCGTTACGCGCAGGGTCAACATTCTCCGCGGCGACAGCCCGAGCGCCCAGAACGCGCGGAAGACTGAGTGCAAGGCCGGCCATCCGTTCACGCCTGAGACGACTCACATCACGACGCAGGGCCGCCGCCATTGCCTCCTCTGCCGCCCTATCCGCAGGCTCCCATGTCCATGACCCGCACGGTGCTCGGGCGCAAACGCCTTCAGGCGGTCGACACGGCCGAGGCGATCGCGATCAACGGTCTCCCCTCAGACGCGGAGCTGAACGAGACGGTGAAGAAAACGCTGACAGATACCCACAAAAGGGGGTGCGACAGCACGGCGACGTCGTTGGGTGCGGCCCAAAGCGCGGAGGACATGGGTGAAGTGTGGAAGCCGATGCTGGCGGTGCGCGGGGATTCGACCCCGCCGGCCACGAAGCACAGGCCCGCGAGCTTGAGACGCGGCGCTTCCCGCGCTGTAGAGACCGTCACCAGAGTCAACGGCCCCCGACATGACGCAGAACCGGCGGTAGCCAGCACTGCCGCCGGCTTTATATCCAAGGAGTCCCCGATGCCTCAATGCGGTTACTGCCACCGGGTCGACGGCACGCACAGCAAGAGCTGCAAGAGTGGCCAGCCGTGCAAGCTCTGCGCGAAGCGGGCGCCGGAGAAGTGTCTCCATCACGGCGGCGCATCCGTGGACAAGACGGCCGGGCGGCGCGAGCGGATTGTGGTCGCACGTGGCAAGGTGCCCCGCGTCGCGCCCGTGGACGGCGTGCGAGCCCTGTTGATCGACACACTCGAGGAGGAACTGGTCCAGACGCGCGCCGAAGTCCGTGTGCTGGAGTCGATGCTCGGGAAAGCACGGGCATGAGGCGGTTCTGCCTCTGTGACTGTTGCGGCGACCGCGTGGAGTTGCCGCCATTCGTCCTCGATTTCACGTGCAGTGGTCGCCGACGATGCCGGCCGTGCTTCTTGTGGTGTCGCTGAGGAGGCCCGCCATGATCCTCCAGGCCGAGTATGAATCGATCCTCCGTCGGTTGGCTGATCTCCGGCCAAGCGCCGCCCAGCAGCACGGCGACGAGCAGGACGTGGCGGTAGCCACCGAGGTCCAAGAGTTGACCCTGCTGCAGCGGGAACGGCTCCAGAAGCGCGCTCTGGCGCTGGAGGCGGCCCTGGAGCGGGTGAAAGACGGCTCCTGGGGCATCTGTCTTGCCTGCGATCACAAGGTTGAGCCACGGCGGCTCCAAGCGGCTCCAGAGGCTGAATACTGCCTGCGTTGTGCTGAGCGTCTGGAGCGCGACGCCAAGGCCCAGCGGCGATGACCGACGCGTTCCGCCAGATCAAGGATGGGGCGCTTCTCCAGAGCGGGAGCGACACGGAGAGGGCCATGGCGATGCTCGTCGTGCCGGCGCTACATTACACCAACACGCTATTCCGTCCGAACCTCCTCATCAATACTGGTGAAGGTTTCTTCCTCGCTCTCACGCTGAAAGATCAGTTCATTCCCCCGACGGTCCGGCGCGAGGCGCAGTGATGGGTGACAAGAGCGCGATCGAGTGGCGAAAGCCTGGTCAAGCCGGCGAAAAGAATCACCAGTGGAGGGGCGGGCGCGTCATCGCCTCTAATGGTTACGTCCTTCTGAAAATGCCGGGCCACCATCTCGCCGACGTGCGCGGCTACGTGTATGAGCATCGACTCGTCGCAGAACAGGTACTTGGTCGGAGGCTCAAGCGCGGCGAGATTCCGCATCACAAGAACGGCTGGAAGCGCGACAACCGCCCAGAAAACATCGAGGTCATGTCGTCGATCGCCGAACACCGCTTTCACCATCGCGCGATCGGGTCGAAGCGCCGGCTGCCCGGAGAGGCCAATAGGATTATCCAGTGCGCTTACAACTGCGGACATGACCTGGCCCTGTTCGACGACTCCGGGCGCCCGCGGACGTTCATCAGCGGTCACAACATGCGGCGCGCCGATGGCTGATACCGCGATCGAGTGGAGCGACAAGGTTTGGAACCCGATCATCGGGTGTAGCCGCGTCTCGGCCGGGTGTACTGCGTGCTATGCAGAACGCCAAGCGTACCGCAACGCGGCGATGGGGATCAGCCGCTATCGACCGGATCTTCGCCGTGATGGCGCTCGCCGATCGGCACACGTTTCAGATCCTCACGAAGCGGCCCGAGCGGATGCGCGCCTACTTCGCTGACGGCTGGGATGGGGTGTTCTACCGATTCGAGGACACGCCGGAGCATCGCCGAATAGACCACGAGGGCAATAGCGGCAACAAGGAGTGGAGCCAGGAAGCTGCCGACCGAGTGAGCCACGCGCGGCAGGCGATGCACGGCGCGCCCCTCCCGAACGTCTGGCTCGGCGTCTCCGTCGAGAACCAGGCGACGGCGGACGAGCGCATCCCGCTACTGCTCCAGACGCCGGCGGGGGTTCGGTTCCTCTCCGTAGAGCCGCTATTAGGGCCGGTCAATCTCATGGGGCGCGGACGCTACCTAGCGCACGTGGGTGAGCATGGAATCGGCTGGGTGATTATTGGCGGCGAATCAGGCCCCGGCGCGCGGCCGTGCGATCTGGCGTGGATTCGCTCCGTCGTCGCGCAGTGCAAGGCGGCCGGCGTCCCGGTGTTCGTCAAGCAACTGGGGAGTCTCCCGATCTGGGACGGCTGTGGCCTCATGGCTAACAACACTCCAGGGCCGACCGAGCGCGTTCTCATGCGCGAGAAGGTCACCGACAGCGACGGTTACCGCCCCGTCGTCGACGTCGAGATGCTGCGGCTGCGCCTCCGCGACCGCAAGGGCGGCTCAATGGAAGAATGGCCCGAGGATCTGCGCGTGCGGGAATTCCCGAAGTGAGCCCGACCGCGCGCACGCTGAAGCACTGCCGGGAGCTCGGCTGGGTCGCCGATGTCGTCGAGCGGTTCATCCCGGGCGCACGGGTTCGTCGCGACCTATTCGGATTCATCGACGTCGTGATCCTCGACGGCAAGCCGGGCGTGTTGGGCGTCCAAGCATGCAGCACAGGGGATCAGTCCACAAGACTCGCCAAAATCGGCCAGGAGCCGAGGGCGGGGCTCTGGCTGGCCGCTGGGAACCGGGTGCAGGTGTGGGGCTGGGCCAAGCGAGGGCCGAGGGGCAAGCGCAAGCTGTGGGAGCTGACGATGACCGACTGGTGTCCGGGTGCCAATGCCCCCCGCGCGCCCGAGCCGCAGGGATGAGCCGCACGCAGATGTTCCCGGCACTCTTGATCGTGCTGGATCTCGGCGCGTCGGCCGTCTACGCCTTTGATGCGGACGCTCGGCGATCAGTCTACTGGCTCGCGGCGGCGATCCTGACGTTCGTGGTGACGTTTTGATCGACGACTACCGTGCGTTCCTCGAGGCCAAGGCCGTGCTCGCGCCGCAGGCCGGCTTTACGGTGGAGGATGCCGAGATTCATCCGCTGCTGAAGCCGCATCAGCGCGTGATGGTGCGATGGGCGGTGGCCGGTGGACGGCGCGCTATCTTCGCCGCCTTCGGACTCGGCAAGACCATGATTCAGATCGAGGCGGTGCGGCTGACGCTCTCGCGGATGGGTGGACGCGGGCTCATTGTGCTCCCGCTCGGCGTTCGTCAGGAGTTCACGCGCGACGCGGCCAAGATCGGTGTCCCACTCACGTTCATCCGGCGCATCGAAGAGGCGGCGGACCCGACGGGTATCTATCTCACCAACTACGAGACCGTACGCGACGGCAAGCTGGATGCCACCCAGTTCTCCGTCACGAGTCTCGACGAGGCCTCGACGCTGCGAGGGTTCGGCGGCACCAAGACCTTCCGCCAATTCATGCGCCTGTTCGAGGGGTCCGGGAAGTTCCGGTTCGTGGCCACGGCGACGCCAGATCCGAATGAGTATATCGAGCTGCTTGCCTACGCGGCCTTTCTCGACGTGATGGACGTCGGCCAGGCCAAGACCAGATTCTTCAAGCGCGATAGTGAGCACGCCGATGCTCTGACGATCCATCCGCACAAGGAACGCGAGTTCTGGCTGTGGGTGTCGTCGTGGGCGCTCTTCGTTCAGCGGCCGAGCGATCTGGGATTCTCCGACGAAGGCTACGCGCTCCCGCCCATGACGGTCCGCTGGCACGAACTGCCGAGCGATCACGCGCAGGCGGGCCAAGAATCAGACGGCCAGGCCAGGATGTTCCGCAGTGCGGCCTATGGTGTCAGCGATGCCGCCCGGGAGAAGCGGGACACGCTGCCGGCGCGGATCGAGAAGCTCCTGGCACTGCGTGCCGAGGACCCGGGCGCGCATCGCGTGATCTGGCACGACCTCGAGGCCGAGCGCCACGCGATCGAACGGGCGATGCCCGAGGCCGTGTCGGTCTACGGCAACCAAGACCTTGGGAATCGTGAGGCCGCCATCATCGCGTTCTCCGACGGCGAGATTGCCGAGCTGGCGGCCAAACCCGTCATCGCTGGGAGCGGCTGTAACTTTCAACGGTTCTGTGCGTGGGCTATCTTTCTCGGGATCGGCTTCAAATTCAATGACTTCATTCAGGCCGTTCACAGGATTCACCGTTTTCTGCAGGAGCGGCCGGTGCGTATTGACCTGATCTACACAGAAGCGGAGCGGCCGATCCGCCAGATCCTCGAGGCGAAGTGGGCGCGGCACGTCGGCCAGGCAGAGAAGATGGGCGCGCTCATCCGGGAATACGGGCTCGCGGAGGCGGCCATCGTCGGAGCGATGCGGCGCAGCATCGGCGTGGAACGCGCGGAGGTTGCGGGCGAGATGTACCAGCTCATCAATGGCGATGCCGTGGAGGAGACGCGGGCGATGCATGACGGCATCGCGGACCTTATCATCACGTCGATCCCGTTCGCGAGCCAGTACGAGTACACGCCGAGTTACAACGATTTCGGCCATACGGACGACAACGCGCACTTCTGGCAACAGATGGACTTCCTCACGCCGCACTTGCTGCGCGTCCTCGAGCCCGGGCGCGTCTGTGTCATCCACGTCAAGGATCGAGTGACGCCAGGTGGCTTGACGGGGCTCGGATTTCAGACTGTGCAGCCATTCCACGCTGAGGCGATCGCTCATTACCGGCAACATGGCTTTGCCTACCTCGGCATGAAGACCGTCGTGACCGACGTCGTGCGCGAGAACAATCAAACCTATCGTCTCGGCTGGACGGAGCAATGTAAGGACGGGTCGCGGATGGGGTGCGGCATGCCGGAATATCTGCTGCTGTTTCGCAAGCCGCCGACGGACGCGACGAACGGATACGCCGACGTGCCGGTGGTGAAAGACAAGAAACTCTGGCGCGGAGATCACTGGGACCACGAGAACGGCTACAGCCGGGCGCGCTGGCAACTCGATGCCCATGGATTCATGCGCTCGAACGGGAATCGACTGCTGGCACCTGATGAGTTGGTCGGGCTCCCGGCGGATCAGGCATTCAAACGATACCGCGAGCACTCGCGGTCAACCGTCTATGACTTTGAGCATCACGTCGCGTGCGGCGAAGCACGCGAGTCGGCGCGCCAGCTCCCGCCGTCGTTCATGCTGCTCCCGCCGCAATCATGGCATCCGGATGTCTGGACCGACGTGGCGAGAATGCGGACGCTCAATATGATGCAGGAGCGGCGCGGCCAGCAAATGCATCTGTGTCCTCTTCAGTTTGATATCGTCGAGCGGCTGATCGCGCAATTCAGCATGCCGGCCGAGACGATCTTCGATCCCTTCGCGGGGCTCATGACGGTTCCGTATTGCGCCGTGAAGATGGGGCGCCATGGCGTCGGCGTCGAGCTCAGCCCGACCTACTACGCGGATGGGGTGCGGTACGTCGAAGCCATGGCACGAGAGATCGCGATGCCGACGCTCTTCGATCTGGCGCCCCGCCCATGACTGTGAACGGCCCACTCATCCTCAGCATCTTTCCTGGTCTCGACCTCTTGGGCCGCGCCTTCGAGGAGGAATGGCCGGAGGCGTGTATCGTGCGTGGCCCTGATCTCCTCTGGGGCGGGGACATCAAGCGCTTTCACCCACCGGCCGGGAAGTTCGACGGCGTGATCGGCGGGCCACCGTGTCAGTTCGCATCAATCGGGAATCGCGGCCCCAATCGTATCATCACGGCGGAGAATCTAACTCCGGAGTTAGAGCGCTGCGTGGCAGCTGCCGAGCCCGAATGGTTCCTAATGGAGAACGTCCCGCCGGCGCCCCTACCTGAAGTTGCGGGCTACATCGTCAAGGACATCCTGCTCCAGAATCGGTGGCTCGGCCAGGCTCAGCAGCGGCAACGCCGATTCTCCTTCGGCACGCACGACGGGCGGGAGTTGCACGTGCAGCTCGCGGCACTCGAATCAATCGAGCGCGAGTACGCCGTCCTAGCGACGGAGCATAAAGGGCAGACCCACCCAGGAGCGAAAGGTCGCAAGCGCTATCTGAAGGGGCGGCCGCTCTCGCGTCGGTGTGAACTCCAGGGATTGCCCGCGGATTTCGCTGACCGCCTTCCGTTTACGGACAAATGGCGCGGCATCGTCATCGGCAACGGCGTCCCGCTTGCGATGGGCCGGGCCATCGCGAACGCCGTGAAGCGCGCTCTGGCGCCCCGCCCATGATCGCGGAGCTGGAGATTGCTGAGCACAAGGCGCGCCCCGCGTCGCGGAGAGGGAAGCGGTGATGTTTGAGCACGAGCGGATTGTGGAGATGGAGTGCGGCTGCCGCTATGATACGGGGACTGGAATCCGTACAGCGCCCTGTGAGGACCATCGCGACTGGCCGCCGGTGACCACCGCGCGGAGGCGGGGATGACGTGCAACGAGTGCAATAAGCCGATCGGGGAAGGCGAGCCGATGGTGGTGCTTTACATCGCGCTGAACGAGATACCTCAACGTGAGACGTTCACCGGGATCGTCTGGCATCCAGCGTGTGCGCCCGCCGAGCGAAGCCATCTTCTCGATGAAGCGGAGCAGATCAGCCATGCAGCCTGACCCGCCGGAGGGCGCGATGAGCGAGGGGATCCACATCACGGCAACTTGCGAACACGCCGGGGATGGATTCGCGTGTACGGAGTGTATCGAGCAGGCCCTCAATGGACAACTGGCGGCGACGCTTCGTGTTCGCGAGGACGCCAACAAGTGGTTTCGCGCCTATCAGGAAGAGTTCAGCGAGAGCACGCGGCTCCGTTCTGAGGTCGCCCGCCTGAGCGAGGAGCGGGATCGCGAGAAGGCCAACGCGGAAGACGGCTATCGCCGCGCGATTCAGGTGACGCGCCACGTCGGTGAGCAGGAGGCCGAGGTCGCCCGCCTGCGTGGGGCGCTCCAGGCAGTGTCGGACTATGCGACCGCGCCTTATCGACTTAACCAGCCGTGGTGCTATTGCCTCGTCTGTGATGCGCCGGCCGCTCAAGCATGGCGGGATGTCGCCCACGCTGAAGATTGCCCGATGCCCGCGGTAGACGCCGCCCTCGCCGCCTCCGACGCGGGCCGGGAGGGGACGTAGATGCGAATAAAAGTAGCACCGAAAATGTGGCTACACGTCTGGATTCGCCATCCAGTCGCGCAGAAATATCAAGTCTGGCCTCGTGGCGTCTGGAGAGGTCTCGGCGCTGTGGGTCTTTCGGTGTATCGCCTTCAGGTTATGTTCACATATCGCGCCTCCGACGCGGGCCGGGAGGGGACGTAGATGAGCAAGGCGAGCGAGTGGGTTAAACAGAGAGATGAGACAAGCCGCCTACGAATCAGAGGACGCAATGGTCGGATTCACGCGGATGTGTGCACGGATTGGCAGGGCTCATCCCCGCGTCTGCACATCAGGGATAGGGAGTTGGCTCCCGATGAGGCGCTGACTCTCGCTCGCTGGATTGTGGATATGTTCGCAGAGCCCACCCCCGAGAGCGTGATGAACTGCGGATGTATCTCGTTCTGCTTCGTGCGCTCAAGACGTGGCGAGCGACCGGGGGCCGCTGAGGAGGAAGGAATGGACCCTGACTACAGCATCGAGGACCGCGCGATGGAAGAGTGCCCGCACGACCTCATTTCGTGCGTGGATTGCGGTCGGCCATTCGCGTACGCGCGTGGGGATGTCGTGCCGGAACAGCGGACCGGCACGCAGAACGCGATGATCTACGCCACGATGACGTTCGGAAGCGCCGTCGAGGCGGCGCGCCCAGGAGGGGCCGCGCCCGAACAGGAGACGCCGTGAACAGGCCAGCTGAGAGTCCACGAGGCGCCACGATGAATCACACGCCAGGGCCGTGGCACGTTAGCAAGCGCAGTCACGGCGGCGCCATCTGCGGCGTCGATGGGCCGAATGGTGAATGTGTAGCCGTGATCTGGGCTGATGCCGGCGACGGCATGAAGGCCCACCTTCCCGAATGGGAAACCAATGCTCACGTGCTCGCCGCCGCGCCGGAGATGCTAGAAGCGTTGCGAGATATCCTTGAAAAGATCGAACGCAATGAAGGGCCGCTTACCGGCCTTGAGATCTATATCCGCGATCGCGCCCAGGCCGCCTCCACCTCGTCGGCGCGTCGGAAGGTCCCATGAGTGACCCGGAGCGGGCGGTGGACGCTGCGGAAAGAATCAGCGCCGTCGTTGACATGCACGACAACGCGGTCACGGTCTGCGGGTGTTCGTGGCCAGCGATCTGTCCCCACGTTCCAGCGCCCTCCCTCCAGGTCGCATCCGTGGACAAGGCGTGAGGAGGAAGGGATGAAGAAGCATCGTTGCGGCGGCGACTTGGTACCAGCAATTGTTGCTGTCGTGGGCGAAGGTACAGCGGCGACTTTATACGAAGGATTCCGCTGTAGTCACTGCCACGGTGAGTTGATTCCCGCTGCTGAGGGGCCGGGGGCATGAGCGCACGCTGTCTTCGCTGCGGTGCTGGTAATGAGTGGATCGAGGGAAAAGCGACGCATCGCGCTGAGGCCGCCCCCCAGGCCAGCGGCGGGCGGGAAGATGTCGTTGTAGCAGCACGAAAGATCGCAGCGGCGTTTGGCTCTGGCAATCACCATCGTCACGTTCACGAACTCGTCGCCGCCGTCGAGAATCTCAAAGATGACGTCCCCCGCAGCCTGACGCGGAAGGAGATCGCGACCATTACGAAGAAGACCTATTACGCGTGGCGTGCGGCGCAGCCCTATTCAGCAGTCGACACGGTCTGGATTGCCATCGCCGACGCGATCCTAGCGCGGGGGAAGGGATGATCACGGCGGCTTCTCCTTCCTCGGCCGCCCGCCCTTCTTCCCGTTCGCGCGAACGGCGAGGGTCTTGGCAGGGGACTTCGCCTGGCCGCCTTTGCGGCCGAGTATCGCGGCAGCGTTCTGGCGTTCCTTGCGCGTGCTCATGCTCCCTCGATCCTGGAGAGCAGGGCGCGGGCATCATCTTCCAGGCCGCGGTGAAGCGCCTTGCCGTCGGCTATCTCGACCACCTGACGAATGATCGCCAGCATCTCCGGCGCGGCGGCGATCAGACAGGCGTTGGCTTCCCGTTGCCCGTCTTCTTGTCCTTCGGCGACGGTCACAATTTCATAGCCCGACTCGCCCGGTCCGCAAACCCAGACGCCATCGCGGGCTATGTCATGTATATTCACCGTCCACGGTCCCGGCGTGTGCTTGGTCATGGCTTACCGCTCCTTGTCCATCAGCGCGACGGCGTCAGCCAAGTTCGTCTCGCCGAGGACGATACGCCGATCATCGTCATCGTGGGCGGACAGCAGCGCTTCGAGCACCTCGCCATCCGCCTGCCAGTCTGCTCCCGCCTCGATCAACAGGACGGGCACCCGGATAAGGCCCGCGGCGCGGGCGGCAGCCAGGCGGTGCGAGCCTGTAAGGGCGCGATCAGTGCCGTAGCGCACGACGAGGAGGGGTCGGCCTGCCCAGCCGCGTCGCTCCATCGCTTTGGTCAGGCGAGCCAGTTTGCGAGCGTCGCGCACCTCGTGCCGCTCCTCAATCGCGTGGGGGCTCAGCTCCGTCGCCTGGAGCACCATACCCGCCTCCTGCCCGTGCGTCGTCATGCCCGTCGTCATGCCCTGAGAATATCAAAGCGCTTAGGATATTGCAAGCGGAATCTTCACGCAAGATGTGGGGGCGCCGCGTGAGGAGCTACCACCGGTGGGCGCACATGCTCCAGCATGCTCCGGCATGTTGGCCAAGCCCATGACTCGCCCCTGCGGCCACTGCAACGGACGCCGGCCCGTCGAGATCCTGGGCGCCAGCTCGACGTTCCCATGTCCCGCCTGCGGCGCCATCAGCGTCCTATTTTGCCACCGCTGCGGAGCCCGCGGCGTGCCCACGGTCCAGGTCGATGACAGCCCCGAACGCCTCTGCTCGGGGTGCCGGGTGGAGAGAAAGGCGGGGTGAGATGAAGCCGAGCATCCGATTTGAAATCTTCAAGAGAGATGGGTTCACATGTGCGTATTGTGGGCGCCGAAGCCCCGATGTCATTCTTGAAGTTGATCATGTCCTCGCTACGGTGAACGGTGGTACCGACGATAGCGAGAACTTGGTCACCTCCTGCTGGGAGTGTAATCGCGGGAAGGCGGCACGCCGGCTCGATCAAACCGCACCCGTCATTGATGTCAAGGAGCGCGCGGAGCGCCTGGACGAACATGAGCGGCAGATCACCGAGTATGCTTGATCCTCTTCCAGCAAGACGCCAGCCTGAGTCTGGACTATAAATGGCTCGTGGCACGTACCGCGGCGTCTACAGCGTCTTGGTCGACGACCCGGACTTTCGACGGCTTTCACCCCCGGCGCGCCATACGCTGCTCACCATGCGCGTCAGCAAGGAGGTCGGGATAGCCTGCCTCTGGGTGCTCGAGCCCATCACGGTGGCCAAGCAGACAGGCCTTCCCCTGGAGACGGTCGAGGGCGCCCTTGGCGAGTTATCCACATCACCATCGGCCGCTCGTCCGTGGCTCTACCGTGATGGCGACGTTGCGTGGCTTCGCAACGGCTTGCGACACGATCCTTCCACTTCGTTGCGGTCCGCGCCCGTTCGCGCCCATTGCCTTCGAGTAGTCTCGTCACTCCCGGTGTGTGCCCTACTCAGAAAGTTCTGTCGTTATTACAAACTGCCATACCCTCTGGCCAAGGGTCACCGTACCCGTATCGAGGCGGTCTCACCTCCGAGTCCTAAGAACCGAAGAACCGATACTCCGAAGAACCGAACTACAGAACCGGTGGACGGTGTGGATAACTCCTCGCTCGTCGCCCAACCTCCCCAACAACCCGACCCGTTGCTCTCGCAACCGGACCCGAACGGCAACGACCCGACCCACGACACCGCGACTGCGGTCGCCGTCTCCCGGTTCAAAGCCGAGTGGGCCATCCGCCATCCCGACGAGGCGCAGCCGTAAAAATGCCCACTCGCCCGAAGTCGCCATGCCGAATCCCAGGGTGCCCGAAGCTCGGCTGCCAAGAGCATCGCCGGGCGCCGGACCTGAGGCCCTCAGCAGCGGCCAGGGGATACGACGCGAGGCATCGCAATGAGTGGCGACCCGGCGTGCTGGCTCGCTATCCGGGCTGCACCGATCCAGACGGGCGACATCCGGATGAGCGACGCGCCTCAGTGGAGGCCGATCACATCGTGCCGATACGAGACTGGCGTGATCACCCCTGGGCGCAACGCCGGCTTGCTGAGATTCTCACCAAGCGGCGTCGAGTATGGACATGGCTGGACTGCTGGTCGCTCGACAACGGCGATGGACTTTGCAAGCCGTGTCACACCGCGAAAACGTCACGCGAACGCGTGAAAAATCCTTGACGATCTCAAATCCTAGACCTGTTCAAAGGCAATTTTCACCGGGCGCACGTTCTGGGCCCGGTCTAGGGTAAAGTAACGCCATGGGACTGCACGGGCCGCTTGCGCTCCTGGATGTTTCGCGCGGCAATCCTGGCCGGCGAAGTTCCCCGGGTCCGAAGGTCCCGCCTGAGGTCGTCGAGGACGCGAAGGGCATTTACAAACGCCTGAAGGCCCTCGGGGATTACTACGGGACTGAGGCGGAGGCCCAGATGGCCCAGAAGTCAAAGCGCCCATCGCCTGCGCTCTGGGCCGCGCTGAAGTGCTGGAAGGAGGCGCTGTACGTGGCCTACCGGATTGCCGGGGTGGCGGTCGACCCGACGGAGCGAGACACGCTGGCCCTTCACCTTGCGAAACGGCCGAAAGTCCCGCGCCCGTCCGCCTGAGGATCCCGTCACCGCCTACGCGCGTGACGTAGTGGAAGGACGTATTGTCGCCGGGATTCCCGTCACGCTCGCTTGTCGACGCCATCTCCGGGATCTTGAGGACGGCGTCACCCGCGGTTTGGCATGGCATCCCGAGCGAGCGCAGCATGCGCTCGACTTCTTCCGGGACTTTCTCGTCTTGCCTGATGGGCCCCAGGCCGGCGAGCCGTTTGTCCTGAGCTCATGGGCCCTCTTCACCGTCGGCAGTTTGCACGGATGGTTCAACCCCGATGGCTACCGACGATTCCGGCAGGCATTCGTCCTCACAGGGAAGGGCAGTGGCAAAACGCCGGTTGGGGCGGGGCTCTGCGTCTACGCGATGGTGGCGGACGCCATGACCGGGGCCCAGTGCTTCGTCGCCGCGACCTCGAGGGATCAGGCGGGTATCCCGTTTACCGACTGCAAACGGATTCTTGGTCCCGAGCTGAAGGCCCGGCTTGAAATCCTCGAGCACAATATCGCGATGCCGGCGACGGGCGCGTTCATCCGGCCGATTTCTTCGGAGGCCCGAACGCTGGATGGTAAACGGGTGTACTTCGCGCTGATGGACGAGCTCCACGAGCATCGGGATCGGGAAGTGGTCAACAAGATGCGGGCCGGGACCAAGGGGAACCGCGAGAGCCTCCTCTTCGCGATCACCAACGCGGGGGAGAACCGGGAGTCGATCTGCTGGGATTTCCACGAGAAGAGCCTCAAGGTGCTGAACGGCACCCTCGAGGATGACGAGTGGTTCGCCTACGTCTGTCAGCTCGACCCGTGCGCGAAGTGCCGAAAGGCCGGTCATATCGCCCGGCAGGATGGCTGCCCAGACTGCGATGACTGGCGCGACGAGCAGATATGGGTGAAAACCAATCCGCTCGTCGGCGTGACAATCCCCGAGTCCTATCTGCGTGCGGAGGTTAAGAACGCCGTCGATATTCCGTCGAGCGAGAGCATGGTCAGACGCCTGAACTTCTGCGAGTGGCTCACCGGAGCCTCCAGGTGGTTCACGGCTGACCAATGGGCGGCGTGTGGCATGCCGGTGGATCAGGAGGCCCTCAAGGGCCGGCCGTCCGTGCTCGGCATCGACCTTGCCAACACGCGGGATCTGGCGGCGGCGGTGCTCATCTGCCCGACGCCGGACTTCTTCGCCGAGATCACGACCGATTTGGACGGGAATGTCACGATCGGAGAGGTCGCCGGCGGGCTGGACGTGCTCTGCTGGGTGTGGTGTCCCGAGGCCACAGTTCTTGAGCAGAGCAAGCGGGGCGTGCCCTACGATGCGTGGGTGCGGAGCGGCGCGCTTATCGCCACGTCAGGGGATGCGATCGACCACCGAGCGATCCGCCGGCACATCGTGGCGCTCCGATCGGCGGGCTACTGGATTCAGGAAATCGCCTATGACCCTGCATTTTCGGTCCAGTTTGCGCAAGATCTGCAAGATCAGGACGCATTTGTCGTCGTTCCGATCGCCCAGGACTACCGAATGATGACGGAGCCGTGCTCGATCTTGGAGACGCTCGTCGTGACCCGCCGTCTTCGACACGGCAATACCCCAGTGCTTCGTTACGCTGCGGCCAACGTGATCCTTGAGCGGGATGGCGGGGGACGAATGCGCCCGAGCAAGAAAAAGAGCGACCCGAATGGCAAGATCGACCCGATTTCGGCCCTGGTGACGGGCCTGAAGCGGCTCCACGTCCTGCGGATGTCGCAACAGCGGGCGGAGCCGATCATGGGTCCCCCGCGAGCAACGGCAGGGATGCCGTGGTGAACAACGGATTATATCGGTGTAGTGGATGCCACCAACCCGCCCGGCCCTGTAACTGCGGGGAGCGAAAACTCGGGACGAGATGTCCTAGCGAGGGCTGTGTCATTGATCGCCGCATTTACCATCCCGAATGTTGTCCGCGGCGCCGTCGGCATCGGTCCAGATTTCAGGGCGCATGCTGTCGTCACGGAAGTAGCCTGGTGCTGGCTAGGCGGTACGTGGCCTATCGAACGAGTCTTGAACGGCGACCCCTGTGGTAGCGCCCCGGCTCCCCGACGAAGACGAGGACGAGATCGAAGAGGAGGAAGAGGCGGAGGAGCGTCGGCAACGGGAACGGAGGCACGAAGAGGCGTGATGGAACCGGGATTTTACTGGGCGACTTATCCCGACGGAAGCTGGAGCGTGGTGGAAGTCTACGACCTGGCTGGCGTTGACGAGCGCTACGTCCGCTTCATCGGCTCCGATCAGGATTGTTCGCTGAGCACGTTTGCGCATGAGCGTCACGCATTCGGGCCGCGCATTACGCCCCCGGAAGGACCACGATGAGCCCCTGCCCGAGCACGCACGGCGGTGCCGGCTACTCGGTCGGCACGTACTGGGACGGCACCGCGCTGATCTGTGGCCTGTGCGGCGCGCGCATCGAGAACCCGCAACCGACGGGCAGCCGAGAAATCTACCGATCCACGGTGGTGTGGTGGAAGCCGTGGACGTGGCTCCGTCAGGAAATGATCACCACCGCCCTCTGGCCTGACTTCATCGGCCAGCCTCCGATCACGGGAGAGTGGTGTCACTGCCGCTGCCTGCACCGCAACTGCAAATCTGTCCTATCGATCGGCCCGAATGACTCCCACAAGCACTATCCCGGGCTCCCGTGCCCCCTACAGTGCCCCCGATGAGCCTCGCCAGCTTCCTGAAGCGACGAGCGCGTCCGCACGACTGGCTGGCGCACGAAACCGGCCGCTCGCTACCGCAGTGGCTACGCTACGTCGAGGACCGCATCGCGGCCCATACGACGCCGCCCGATGATCCGAACCACGGCCACACCGACTCGTCTTGGATTGCGGATCTCGTGCTCGAAATCAAGCGCCTCGGGACGATCGGGAAGCGGCCCTTCGACGAAAACATGCGCATCTCGCGCATCACGGGCCTGATTCTCTGCGCGTGGTATGCGCACGTGCACCGCGCGAAAGTAATGGACCCGAGACGGCCGATCGCGCTGCGCCGCGAAGCCTATGAGCGCCGGCAGTCCTGGCTCGCCGAACTCGCTCTCGCCCTGCACGATGAGCGGCACGACCCAGAGCTCTGGCCCGATCAGGAATGGGAGTCGCCGTTCCTGCCGAATGCGAGGAACGGAGACTTCGTGTGAGCCTGGTCAGCCGCGTCCGCTCCTACTTCCGCCCCGCGCCGTCGCCGCCTCCGCCATCGGCCGGCGAGGTCGCCTTCGCCGATCCGCGCCGGCTGTTCCCCTCCGGCTACTCGACGCCGTACAACCCGTCGGCGCTCGTCCGCGGCCGCGGCATGCGCATTTTCGAGGAAATGCGCAAGGATGATCAGGTCAAAGCGGCGCTCGCATTCAAAAAACACACGGTGATCGCGACCGGATGGACGGTGTCGAGCCCGGAAGGGCAGCCCGATGATTGGGAGCCAACGCGATTCGTGCGATGGGTCCTGGAGAATCTTGACCCCACGGAGATCGGGAGCGTCACGCTCGACGGGGATTTGTATGAAGTCTTGGGGGCCCTCGACTTCGGCTTCAGTCTCACCGAAAAGATCTGGGCGCCCATCGAATTCGGCGAGTTTTCGGGGAAAATCGGCCTGAAAAGCCTGAAAACGCGGGCACCGCATGACTTCCGCTTCGAGCAAGACGTCTACGGCAATCTGAATCCTGACGGGATCGTGCAGCCGGCAAACCCGAACTTTCCGGGCGGCAAGCTTCCCAGAGAGAAGTTCGCGCTCTTTACGTACCAGTCTGAATTCGGCAATCCGTACGGGAGTTCGGATCTCGAAGCTGCGTATTTCCCATGGTGGATCAAGTCCAACGCCCAAAAATGGCTCGCGATGCTGCTCGAACGGCTCGGAATCCCCCCGATCTTTGGCCTCTACAATCCGAATATGTACAGCGGCGGGGCCGTTATCGATGAACTGAAGAAAGTGATGCAAAACCTCCAGGCTGCGACGTTCGGCGTGATTCCGCGGCCGACGAAAGACGCGCTGGAGTTCTGGGCACCGGAACTCGCGGGGCAAGCGACGCGCGTCTTCATCCCCTCGATGGAGTATCTGAACAACGCGATCGCCCGGGCGTTGCTCATGCCGGGGCTCTTGGGGATGACGTCGGACACTGCCGAGGGGTCGTTTGCCCGCGCGAAGGTCCATTTTGACGTCTTCATGCTGGTCGTCGAGAAGATTCGGAAGGATCTTGAGCTCGTCGTGATGATGCACCAGATCGTGCGCCCGCTGGTCGATCTGAACTATCCTGGGATCGCGGAGTATCCGCTCTGGCGGTTCATGCCGTTGACCGATGATCTGCGGATCGAGCTGCTCGACCGGTGGGAGAAACTTGTCAACGCGAAGGTCGTGGTCCCGCAACAGGACGACGAGCCCTACATCAGAAAACTGGTGAAGTTTCCCGAGAAAAAACCGGGCACGGAGATTCCTATCGAGGAGCCTGCGGCCTCGAACGGACGCGCTGCTGAGGCGGTCACGACGGAAGGCGAGGCGTGATGGCGACGGAGTTCAACGATCTCGTCCCGCTGACGGAGATCGCTCGGCGTCTGGAACTCCATCCGAAAACGGTGAAACGTCTGCACCGTGGCGAAGGTCTCCCGCTGATCCGCTTGACCGACGGCGGCCCCTACTACGGCTTCTGGTCCTCCGTGCAGGCGTGGGCTCGCAAACGAGGGGATATCGTGAAAACCTGACCTCGTGTCAAGGGTATAAATCGGAATCTAGCGGCACAACCCCCCCCTCCAACCGGAACATCTCGGCTTTCCTGAAAATCGACCCTTTACGGTAGTAGCGGCATGGGCACTGTGCTCGATTGCAGGTGAGCGCCGTCGCGACCTACGTCATCGAAAAACGCGGCGAGAAATGGTGTCTGCTTACCCATGACCGCAGTCGCGTCCTCGGTTGTCACGATAGCCAGGCGGACGCCGAAGCCCAGGAACGCGCCGTCCAGGCGCGCAAACACGCCGAAAAGGACCTCTACACGGTTCCCGCGGTCGAGATCTTCCGCACCGGCAAGTGGAACGGGGATGACTACAGCACACAGGACCTCGACGCGATGGTCGCTGCGGCCTCGACCGTTGGGTTCACGCCGCCGATCAAGGCGGGGCATGAGGACGCGGGCGGGAAGCCCGCGCTCGGCTGGGTCGAGAACCTCCGGCGGGTTGGCTCGACGCTCGTGGCCGATCTGGTCGCGCTGCCGAAGAAGGTGTACGACGCGATCAAGCGGCGCTCGTACGATCGCGTGTCGGCCGAGATCTACTGGGATCTGGAGCGCAACGGCCAGACCTTCCCGCGCGTCCTGAAGGCGCTGGCCCTGCTCGGCGCCGAGATTCCGGCGGTTGATCTCCAGCCGCTCCACGCGTTTCTGTCGATGCCGCCGATGCCGTCCCTTCCCGCCGCGAAGTTTGCGACCTACGCGGTGGATCTGAAAGCGCACGCGGTCGTCATCACCCGGGAGCAGATGGCCGCGCTTTGTCCCGAGTGCGCCACGCAGATGACGGCAAAGAAGATCACGGCGCTGCGGATTCCGCGTGACGACGCTGGGACCTATGACTTCGCGGAGGCGTTCAAGCCTTACGCGGGTTTCTCGGACGCGCTCTGCGAGAAATTCTCCCCGGCCGAGGGGTTCCGGACACGCTGCGCCGGCACCATGGCGGCCAATGTGGACGATGCCGAAGCGTTCTGTAACAGCCTCAAAGAGTGGTGCGGCCTCATGGCCGAGCGCCGGAGGGCGAAGATGGCCGACGACAACAAGGACCAGGCGATCGCGGATCTCACGGCCGAGGTGGCCCAGCTCAAGCAGCAATTGCAGGCCAAGGACGGCGAGATCGTGGTGCCCCTCACGCAGCTGAAGGAGATGCAGGAGAAGATCGCTCGCCTCGAGCCGCTGGAGGCCGTTGAAGTCAAGCTCCAGCAGAAAGAAACCGAGCTCGACGAGGTCCAGGAGCAGCATCGCCGGGAGCGGGTGGCGCACAAGGTGGCGGGCCTGAAGATCCCCGCCCTGCGATCCTTCGCTCGGGTGTTCTACGACCTGGCGTTGCACACCAACGGCGCTCGGACCTACACGCTTCTCGGTGAGGGCAAGAAGCAACTGAGCGCCGAGGACATCGTCGACGCCTGGATCGGCGAGATGAACCAGAAAGCCGACTGGCTGTTCCAGACGTTCTCGACGAAGTCGAAGCCGGTGGACACCGACGAGCCGGATGAGCCCGGAGCCCGGGTGGCCTATCGCGTTCAGAAGTACCTCGAGCAGAACAAACTCGATCGCGTGAAGGACTACCGCAAGGCGCTCACCACCGTGCTCGATGCGGACCCAGAACTGAAGCTGGCCTACAGCACCTCGTAGGGGAGGGACTAACAGATGGCGGAATTTGGCGCTCCGGAACTCCTCACGTTGACGCTGGAGGCGGCGGCCGATCTGAGCGCGGTCCAGTACCACGTCGTGCGCCATTCGGCGGCTCAGAAGTGCAACGTGGCCAGTGACGCCACCAACAGCGGCGTCCTCGGGATTCTTCAGACGAAGCCGAAGTCGGGCGAGTTCGGTACGGTGGCCGTCGGGGGCAAATCCAAGGCCGTCGCGGGAGCGGCGATCACACTGCCGGCAGTCATCACGCATAACAGCAGTGGGCGGGTGGCGACGGTCACGTCCGGTCAGATGGCGATCGGCCGGGCGCTCGAAGCCGCCTCGGCTGATGGCGACATCATCACCGTCCTCCTGTTCCAGCCGGTGCGCTGGGCGGGCGCGGCGTAAGGGGGCCGATTATGGAGAAGCGCTACGCCGTCGCCGCCGCCAGTGGACGGGACGCCCATCTCGACGCACCGCTGACCAACCTCGCGGTCGCGGCCTTCGCCTCCGGGGCGGAGGGCTACATCGCCTCCCAGATCTTCCCGGCCGTTCCCGTGGACAAGCAGTCGAACCGCTACTACATCATCGATCCGGACTCGTGGCTCCGCGTGCCGGACACCCGGAGAGCGCCCAAGACCCGACCGAATCGTATCGAGTTCAAGGTGTCCTCGGACGCC